ATGAAAAAAATACTCCTTCCGGCGCTTCTGCTGGCCACTTCGGGCGTAGCGTTGCGCCGCGTGATCAACCCCAGTACGCTGGTGCAGTATCCCTTGAATGCCATTGNTGGCCAGGCGCTCTATGTGATCAACCCCAGTACGCTGGTGCAGTATCCCTTGAATGCCATTGCCGAACAGCAAGTAGCGGAGGGTAAAACGCGCGCTCAGCCTATTGCCGTCATTCAAATCGATAACCCGGCGAAGCCCGGTGAGAAAATGAGTCTGGCGCCGTTTATCGAACGTGCGCAAAAGCTTTGTGATCCATCCAATAGCTGACTGATTTTTAATAAAAAACCGTAAACCTTCACGAAAAGGCTTACGGTTTTTTTATCTCTGATAACAGACAAAACGCCAGGTTTTTTCAATCACCTTCGTCGCAAACTGGAAAACCTGGCGTCGTCATCTATTCTTAAAGGGCAAGGCGATTTAGCCTGCATTAATGCCAACTTTTAGCGCACGGCTCTCTCCCAAGAGCCATTTCCCTGGACCGAATACAGGAATCGTATTCGGTCTTTTTTTAATTGTATTTAAAATCAATCAGTTGCAAACGTCTCCCCGAAATTCCCCGAAATTTACTCGAATTTCTGTATTCCGGTCTTTTTGGTTATATCACAACCAAAATACATTTAACAATCCATTTACGTTAAAATCAGAGCAGTAAGTACGTTTTTTCTCTCTCATCAAGATACATTTTTGTTGTCTTCTCCGATGTGTGGCCAAGTAGACGCTGAGCAAATTCTTCTCCACATGTTTCTTTGTACAATCGTCCAGCCAGGCTTCTGATCTCGTGAAAAGTTGGTGGGTTTTCACTGAACTGGATACCTGTTAATTTTCTGGCTGCGACAAATTTCTTTGTCAGGCCGTCCGGGTGAATGCTGCCGTCAGGGCTGTTTTTTCTAATCCCGGCACTGATTAGATAATCCCCCCTACTTACCATGCGGCACTGTTCAACTACTGCACCAAGTCGTAAACCAGCGACAGGAAGGCTGAGTGACAGGGGGATAGCAATCATCATTCCTGTCTTAATTTGCCTGATGTGGAGACGATCATCATAAATCTCACTGAACCGCATATTCGTTATGTCTTCGCGACGTTGTCCTGTTACAAGGGCTAAGTCCATAGCTAATGGGAACCATGTCGGAAGTTGATCTGCTGCCTCCCTGATGCAGTTGTATGTCTTTAGTTTCAGCCGTTCTCTTGTAACTACTATTTTCGGTGCTCTTGTTGGCGTTACTGGATTTTGAGATATACGTCCTTCAACAATGGCCTCGCGGAACATATCAGATAACACAGAACGCATTGATCCTGCCATCGTGTTTTTCCCTCCTTCAATCCACAAATCAAGAAACTCGGCAATATGGCGAGTGGTTATTTCTGTCAGTAAAATCCCTCCTAATTTTTCTTTTATTGTCTCCAGTTGATTTACCCGAATTTTATAAGTATTTCTGGACACTTTTCTCCTTATAAGAATCGTTTTGTAACGTTCAATCCAGTCTGCCATAGTAAATGAGTCGAACCCTTTAAGTTTTTCAATTAAGGCAGCAGGAGAGTAGTTTTTGTATATATAATGATTTGCTTCAATTGCCTGCGCTACTGCATCTCTTCTTGAAATTTTACCTAGTGTAAATTCTTCTTTCGTCAGAGGGTTGCGCCAGTAATATGCTTTGTCCCTCCTTCGATATGTTAAGTTTTTAGGCAAATTGGGATCGTATTTTTTCCGCTGCATGTTTTAACTTCTCCAGTAACGGACCGTCTCTCCCTTGTCGCCCATTAGGTTGATGGTGTGTTATATCGGTATCAACCTTATTTGGGTTGATATAGAAAGCTTCTGGAACCACCCTGTAACTCCTCCCGTGTAGTTCAGGTGCAGGATAAATGTTTCCATTCCTTGCCCATCGTCTCAGCGTTGATATTGATGGTGGGTTATCCGGATATCTGAGTTTTCCCCACGTTTTGAGTGTCACAAGATTCATTGCCATACCTCTTACGATATGACCGCCAGTAAATATACAGAATACTGGCGGGTGTGGTTGATTTTTAATAATCAGCTATGAAGTTCTCATTTGTATATAATGCAACTCACGAGGACAGAAGTTTCTCGCAATTAAAATTTATCAGCTTTACTTTCTGCTCTCTGGACACGCCTGCTTCTTTTTTCCCTGAGAGCATTTTTTCGCATTCTGATTTCGTTAATTTAGATTTTGAATATCTTGTCCAGTTAGTAGGAGTGCCACCTTCTTTTTCAATAGTGGCAGTTATTTTATACATGAACACCTCCATTATTATTTCCAGTAGTTCGTTTATTCCATCTTTCGAGTGCTTCTTTTTCACTTCCACCATAGCCAGTTCGGGATTCGCATCCGTTGCATTTTGCCCGGTAATATCCTGAAATTGCTTTCACCGTAACAGATGGACAACCACAAAACGGACATGGTTTAACATCGTCATATCTCATAATTTTTGTCATAAAAACTGTCTCACGTTAGGTGCATTACACCGCCAGGCTGAATTATTCTTCTGAATTATCGATTACACTGTATTCCCCGGTTAATACAGAGGAGTCTGCCGGATCGATTGTCAGTGGTTCCTTTTCATCCATTGATACTGCACGCTGGATTTCAATTGAGACAGGCAGGTATTTAAACAGGCGACGAATAGCCGTTTTTTTTGCCATTTCTTCCCAGTGAGTTACCCATGGCCCGTTATTACCAGCCTTACTCTGGCTGCGCACCAGTTCAATCTGTTTGCGCGTCATAACTTCAAACTGAGTCCCTCCGTCTTTCAGTCTTGCGACAGCATAGACGTGGGTCACTGGTGCATCTTCGTTTTCTCCCGGGCGGTGTATTAACTTTTCATCAAGGCCAAATTCAAAACTAAACTCGTCACCTTCACGGACAACACGGGCTGACAGGCTGGCGATTTGACCAGAACGGCGAGCCAGATCAATCATGCCGCGATAACCAATGATTAGCTGAACGTTCTTTTTACCGCTCTTTTCGTTTTTATTACCAAAAGGCAGTAAATATGCGTGGCCGAGGGCGCTACCTGGCTCAAGGCCGAGCTGTGAACACTGAACGATCGCACTGACAAAACTCATGGTGTCACAGTTTCCTAGCGCCGGAACCTTACGAATTTCTGTGGTGGCGATACGTATCATTCGTTCAGCCGTCATATGGCGTGGGAGAGCTGCTGCCAGTTGCTCTTTCATTGATGGCTGATTAATAAAGCTGATCACGTCGTTATTTTTTACTGCTGCTGGTGCACGGTTTCCCTGGGTTTTTTGCAGATCGGCTTTTGCGATAGGTGGTTGCTTAGTCATTTGCATACTCCTTAGCCCAGCGGGGCAGTGATAACGTTTTAATAGCTGGCCATTCATCGGTATTCAGGCAGTCAGCAAGGGTCCTCAGATTGCGGTGATATTCCTGCTGGCCTGCCAGTTTTGCTTCTTCGCCCATCATGAAAATCTCAACCGGGTAACGTCCGCATTCAACAGTTGTGCTGGCAACCAGAAAAACGAAAGTTGGCAGCACGCCAAACTGTGCTTCATAACCGTCACTGTAGAATGCATCCTGAACGTGATAGCGGTAGTCGTAATAAGCCGTTTTGAATCGTTGAATATCCGCTGTGGTTTTCACGTCCATGATCCAGTGAAATTCAGGGATAATTTTGTCCGGACGGCACCGACACAAAATTCCTGTTTCAGGATCTTCCCAGTAAATTGATGATTCAGCGTGTCCGGCGCTTTCAACAAGCCATTGACCCAGCGGCAAAGCCATAACGCTCTGATACATGAGTTCAATTTTCCGGCCTTCTTCGGCAGTGATAACCGTTTTTCCTGTACTTGCGCATTCCATCAGAAACGCTTTCTCCTCTTCTTTTCCGGCGGTTGTACGGCGGTTAAATTCAGGTGCCACGATAAAGCGGTTACTGAATTCTTCCGGTTCAAGTACACGGCAGTGGAAAGCGGTTCCTAAATCGAGCGTTTTTGTCTTTGTGGTGTCCACTGGGGCATTTTTACGCCACAAATACAGAGCCGGAGTATCAGCAATGTCGTCGAGCTGAGACTTACTGACACCGGGACCCGCGTGGTAATTCTCATTCGAAATTCCGTAATAAATACCAGGCTCTATGTCTCCTGCGATTACGGGATCTGCGACTTCGCCAGTTTCATCACTGCAATCGCGATGCGGATCGCTGCCAGCATTCTCATTGTGCGGATGTTCAGGGCCTTCCATTTCCTCCGGATCTTTTTCCTGAGATTCATCCAGATTTTCTTCATTAAAGGTTTCCTGATACGTGGTGTCGCCCATCACCGCGCCACAATCAGGGCAGTTGCCGCCACCGCTCTGACCGCAGGCGGCACAGACTTTTTCCGGTTCCTGTTGCGCTACTGGTTCTGATTGTTTCGTTTCTGGCTCGTTTTTCTGTGCATTTGGGCTGTTTTGTTCCGCTTTCTGGTTGTTTTGTTCCGATTCGGGCTGGCTCTGGTTCACAGAATCGCGGGTTTCAATTCCCTTAACCCATTTCGGATCATTCGGGTCGCTAATCCCTTCAACAAATTCTCCGCGAGAGGCAGCCAGCAATTTGTCGGCATCGACAGGATTTTTGGGCGGAATGGTTTTCCGGGCTTCATGGAGTTCTGCCCGCAGTTTCTGATATTTCGCATCAACAGAATTTACCTGTGACTGAGCATCCAGCGGCTGCGTGTCCTGATGATGTTCAGTTGCATCCGGTTCCACTGTTTCAGCCGTTGCCTGTTTATCTGCCATTGCGCAAGATGGTTGCGGTTTTTCTTCACCATCGTGTTTTCCTTCTTCTGTTACACGCTGCGGCATCGGGGCAGAGGAACGACCGCAGGCAATATCCACGATTTCCGGATCAGGGTTGGCATGATCGGTTTCAATCAGCACCTTGTTCAGATATTCAGTGACATGCGCAGGGATAACCTCGATCCCAATTGGTGCTTCTTTTACGGACGCAACCACGATGGCGCGGGAATAATCCAGCCCGCCAGGCATGGTGATGAATTTGTCGCGGAAAACAGAAAAGGGCGGTTTATTTTCAGCGATAATTTCCTCGACACGTTTAGCGTGTGCCGGATGAAGGTTATAAATGTCCACGTCCATTGAACGAGCCAGTACGCCAGTGGCTACGTCGCGCGCCAGTGACGTCAGATCGTGAACGAAACCTTCGCCGCGATCGGTGAGGTTCCCGCCGCCAGCATTAGCGCCGGAAGCCGTGCGCGTGATGCGTGAAACACGATTTCCTTTCATCCACTCTTTTGTCAGCAGACCACGATCGGTGTAGTCTGCGTCCAGGTATGCTTCGAAAAAAGCAGTCATCAGCCCCAGGCTTGAATTGCCTGGATTAGGGAAAACTCTGTCAGTATCACGCACCAGTTTGTGGAGATCGCGAATTTCCAGCGGGTCGAGCAGGCTGGTTTTGTGGGAAACAGCCAGGGCAGTAACAGCTGGTAGTTCTTCAGCTCGTGCAATGTGTAATGCCTGGAGTTCGTCGCGTGAAACGTGCGTTACCGGTTTTTCGCTGCCGTGTTGAGCAAGCCAGCGAATGGGCAGCTCCTGACCGGAAATCGGGAGTAGCATATTCTCCTCAATCTCCGTCATGTCTTCGCCATTAACATTGGTATTGTCAGTGCTGGCTGGTTTGTCCTGCGCAGAGGATGAGGGCGCGATAAATACCATTGTGATGCCATCTTCCCCGCCTTTTTCGTAACGGTTGCAGAATTCCGTATCAAATACGCCCTCTGGTGGAAGGTCATCAACAACGGGCAAATTGACGCGAACAGGTTTTTTAAAGTCATCTTCATCGTAGCCAGCATCGTCAATCGCAACAGCACCACGGGATATGGCAATGGATAATTTTTTCGCTTCAGCCCAGTAGAAACCGCCTTTAATACCGAGACGTTTTCTTACTTTGTCATTTTTTGCTTCGTAATACAGTGGGTAAACTTGTTTATCGGTGCTCATTGTTTTTTAACCTCAACTCAGATTAAAATACTGCGAGTGATGAATAAATGTCCCAGGTTCTTCACTCAGGCCTGCACAGTGTGCAGGCTTTCTTTTTTTTCAGATTTCACCCTTTGATTTCATTGCAATCAGAGTTGCCAGAAATTCGGCTTTTTTTTCTGCGGGCAGATTCTTTCCGATATGCACCAGGCATATTTTTTTGACGCCTTCGTTAAGTGTTTTAACGTTGCCTGATGGACCGTCGATATCAACCACAGTGAAAGGGGTTTCTTTATTTTCTGTTTTAATCACGTAGCCAATACGCTTTCCTTCCAGGCTGACTTCGTGAACAATGTCATCAGTAGTAACAACAGTGGCTTCATAACTGGTAATCATGTTTTTCTCCTTAATTAAGGTTGAGCGAATCCCTGCCATTGCTGGCATAAATTCAGTTTCGGATAGTCAGTTAATTAAAGTTCGTGTGCCATCTGGTCTTTTTCGGCACAGATTTCACTACAATATTTTTTCATTTCCGTCGTTGGTATAACTCCACGCATGAAATGAAGTGGTCTTGTAATGATTTTGCTTTCTTCAATTTCTTTATTGCAAAGGTGATAAGCACATTTTATTTTCTTAGTCATTACCATGACTCCGCCTTTACAGGTAAACCATCACGACCGAGGAAGACTCTAATCATGCAGTCAGAAATGCATGTTTTTGTAGTCAGGCTACGAATATAAAGTTTTCGCTTTTTAATATTGTTTGCCGAGGCGATATATGTCCGACCTTCATGAAGAACATAATCGCCAGGGGTCACACACTGACGTGGTATTTCATCAGTTCCGAAGTGATGAGCAATCATAATTATCTCCATTTTTACAAATGAATTTTGTCGATGCGGTGCCTGGTGCCTCCAGGTGACGTTAACCAGTTAACAATTAACGCCGGATAATCCACCCATAACACTGATGCTTTTAACTGTTCCGCGTGCGCTTAGCCGCATTCACCGCATCACAAAATTCACTTTAAAAAGGGGCGGCAGGGCAGCCACGGAGTAGAACTGATGCCGCCAAAGACTACACACAGCAATGTCGTTATTTACAACCGGAGGCGCACTCCCACCATTTAAATTTAACAGACAAGACCGACTCTTTATGAATACCGGAAATGCGCCTTCGTGTTGTGCGCCTGTCTTTTTACCACTTCAGGCTCGGTGGTATACCGGAGTTCTCACACAACCAGTAATAAGGTATTCCTATGGATAATAAAGACAAAGCCTGGCTACTTGCTTTAGCTTTCAGCATCAGATCGCAGCGAGAAACAACTCATCAAGAATTTTTCTCGGAAATCGAGAATGCTGAGAATGAGTTTTTGTCACTACTCAATGAGCGTGATGCTAAAAAAAGCGCCGATTCACTTAAGGCTTGGGCGAAACTAGGCTCTTCAAAATAATTGCTTCTGTAGCGGCATGAACAACTGTTTTTGCCGCCTCTTCAACTTCCTTGTCTGGACGACCAGCCTTTACTTTTTCTGCAATGACCTCCAGCACAGTTGGAAGAACCTTGCTAATAAGCATGGCTGCCACATCTTTGCTGCACAATTGACCGTTAATAACAACCAGATCTTCACCAACCATCTTTTTTCCCCTTAACGCCGGGTGGCGGAACGTTTTATCTACTGCGCTTTGTATCAATCAACAACTGCCGTCATGTTCGTATGCCTCAGGCTGGCTACTTAGCCCTGTTCAGTGGCTGGATAACTCGAGGTATTGTCCTGCCGTTCTCTGGTGGGGCGTTGTTTGGATATGCTTATTAAACACAATGTGTTTTCTTGTGTCAACACGAAATGTGTTTTGTGGTGAGTGTCATATGATGATGGTACAAAAAAGCCCGCTGATAGCGGGCTGATTGGCATATTACTGTGATAGCAAGAGCATTACTCCGGTGGGGGATTATCTTTAAGCCTGCCTCTCAAATATTTTTCTACATACTCATCGATTTCTTTTAGCCGGACTTCAAATAGCTCAATCATTCGTTGTTGTTCTGAGCCCGGTAGCTGGTTAAACAACTCAAGAAGTTTTCGTTGGGCTTCATTTAACCACAATTCAGAAGATTCCTGTTCTCCAAAGAGGAGCTCAGGAGGAGATATGCCAAGTGCCTTTCCCAATACGACAGCGTCATGCACTCCAACATTTCTGCTGCCCGCCTCATAGTTACCTATACGCGATTGCGTCCATCCGCAGATTTCAGCAAGTTTTCCTTGAGATAAACCAAGCTTCTGCCTGCGCTCTTTAAGACGCATTGCAATTTTGTCATTGAGCCTACTAGCGGCAATTTTTTCGTTTTCTTTTTCCATTGCATCCTTGTATCACGAATCGTGATTTACATAAAACACAAAACAGCTTGACCATATAACACAAGGTGTGTTTAAAATTGTCATCGGAGGTTTTCAATGAACAAAATTTCAACATATCGAAAACAGCTTGGGTTGTCTCAAAGACAACTCGCTGTTCAGTTAGGGTGGATACAAAGCCGACTGGCAAATTACGAAGCAAATTTTCGTACCCCAGGACTAGAGGAGTGCAGAAAAATTGTTTCTACCCTTAATCGGCTTGGCGCTCATTGTGGACTTGACGATGTATTCCCCCCAGACGGTAAGCATAGCGAAAACAGCATAGGAGCGGTTGATTCATGAAAATCAGGCATGAGCACATCGAATCAGTGTTGTTAGCCCTGGCAGCCGAAAAAGGGCAGGCGTGGGTCGCTAACGCAATTACTGAAGAATATCTGCGCCAGGGGGGCGGCGAATTGCCCCTGGTACCAGGCAAGGACTGGAACAATCAGCAGAATATCTATCACCGTTGGTTGAAAGGTGAAACGAAAGCGCAAAGGGAAAAAATTCAGAAACTGATCCCTGCGGTTCTGGCAATTCTTCCGCGCGAGCTGCGTCACCGACTCTGCATCTTCGATACCCTGGAACGCCGTGCATTACTGGCGGCGCAGGAAGCGTTGAGTACGGCAATTGATGCGCATGATGATGCAGTCCAGGCCGTTTACCGGAAAGCACATTTCAGCGGTGGTGGGTCGCCCGGCGATTCTGTCGTAGTGCATTGATTGAAATTAATCGTGCCGGATTGTTTTGTTCGGTATCAGTTAAATGTAACGCTGTGAGCGTTACAAGGTGAAAACAAATGGCTTCAAACTGGATAAAGCTCGAGGTTATTACGCCGGATAAGCCGGAAATATTCAGGCTTGCTGAGATTCTGAATATTGATCCAGATGCCGCATTAGGGAAGGTTATTCGCTTCTGGGCATGGGCGGATCAACAAATGATAGACGGTAATGCAGATTGTAACGCTCGCGGCGTTACAAAAAGTGCAATAGACCGCATCACTTTTATGGCTGGTTTTGCTGATGCGTTAATTCAGGTTGGATGGCTGGTCGAAAATGACGGTGGGCTTTCTCTACCTAACTTTGAACGTCATAACGGAAAAAGCTCTAAAAAACGGGCGGTTACAAACGAGCGAGTTACAAAAATACGCGAACTGAAACGAAAAGGTAACTATGTCTAAAAAAGTCGAGCCGGAGGCTATCGAGCTGCCTGANCCCTCCTCTCCTCTCGAGAGTCTAAAAAATTCGAGCCGGAGGCTATCGAGCTGCCTGACTGGTTGCCGGAAACACTCTGGCATGAGTGGGTTAAGTTCAGGCAGGCATTGCGAAAACCGATTCGAACGGAGCAGGGCGCTAACGGGGCGATACGGGAGCTGGAAAAATTCCGTCAGCAGGGTTTTACACCTGAGCAGGTGATTCGACACAGCATCGCCAATGAATACCAGGGCCTGTTCGCGCCGAAAGGTGTTCGGCCTGAGACGTTGCTCCGACAGGTTAACACTGTCTCGTTGCCGGACAGTGCGATCCCGCCAGGCTTCAGGGGGTAACGGACCATGAAAAATATTGCGACAGGCGGCGTTCTGGAACGCATCCGCCGACTGACCCCGCCACATGTAACCGCCCCATTCAGAACGGTAGCGGAGTGGCGCGAGTGGCAACTTGCTGAAGGCCAGAAACGTTGTGAGGAGATCAACCGTCAGAATCGTCAGTTGCGGGTGGAAAAAATTCTGAATCGTTCAGGCATCCAGCCGTTGCACCGTAAATGCTCATTTGCGAATTACCAGGTGCAGAACGACGGCCAGCGATACGCGTTAAGCCAGGCGAAATCCATCGCCGATGAACTGATGACCGGGTGTACAAATTTTGCGTTCAGCGGAAAACCTGGTACCGGGAAGAATCACTTAGCGGCAGCTATCGGGAATCGCCTGCTGAAAGACGGTCAGACAGTGATTGTGGTTACCGTGGCTGATGTTATGAGCGCCCTGCACGCCAGCTATGACGACGGGCAGTCAGGCGAAAATCAACCTCCAGCAGGGCCAATGCCTGATATAGAGTAGGGGGTAGATGAACNAAGTGGATCTGCTGGTTCTTGATGAAATTGGCATTCAGCGCGAGACGAAAAACGAGCAGGTGGTGCTGCACCAGATTGTTGATCGCCGGACAGCGTCGATGCGCAGCGTGGGGATGCTGACAAACCTGAACTATGAGGCCATGAAAACATTGCTCGGCGAGCGGATTATGGATCGCATGACCATGAACGGCGGGCGATGGGTGAATTTTAACTGGGAGAGCTGGCGTCCGAATGTCGTCCAGCCAGGAATTGCGAAGTGATTTTTACCGGGAGGAAATTTTAATGGAGACTGTTTTTGACGCACTGAAAGCGATGGGAAAAGCCACGTCGGTAGAGCTGGCTGCGCGACTTGATATCAGTCGTGAAGAAGTACTGAACGAGCTGTGGGAACTGAAAAAGGCTGGCTTCGTTGATAAAAGCGTATACACCTGGCGTGTGGCTGATAACAACGTTCAGCAGGAACAGCCAGCGCCAGAAGAACAGCCGGAAGAAACCACCACGGCGACAGTAGCGAAAATCTCAGAGTGCGATTTAACCGCGACGATTGAACAACGCGGACCACAAACGGCGGATGAACTGGCTACGCTGTTCGGTACAACATCCCGCAAAGTGGCTTCAACGCTGGCAATGGCAATCAGCAAAGGTCGTCTGATTCGCGTAAATCAGGGCGGTAAATTTCGTTACTGCATACCGGGCGATAATTTACCAGCAGAGCCGAAAGCTGCATCGGTAGCGGAAACTGATGGTAAAGCCTTTCCTCAGCCTGCATGTGTTGCGTTACCAGTACAGGAGGCTGCAACACAGGAAGATATTAAAACAGAAACTGTGGCGGACATTGTGCAGTCGCTGCCATCGTTCACCGAAACGCGAGCGGATGACCTGATTTTACCATCGCTGCATATGGCAAACCGCGAACTGCGTCGGGCGAAAAGTCATGTCCAGAAGTGGGCGCGAGTCTGCGCCGCGCTGCGGGAGCTGAACAAGCACCGGGATATTGTTCGACAGATTACTGATTCTTCCCGCCGTGTTGTATCGGAAAAGTGATTGCCGGAGGCACTTATGGCAAAAGTATTTACACAAGAAGAGCGGGAAAAAATTAAAGGGCAGGTTGTTGAGCTAGTACGCCGGAGTGGGCGCGAGACGTTACGGCAACTGGAAGCCAAGACAGGTGCGACAAGATATCTGATGAGCGTTCTCGCCAGAGAGCTTGTTGCCAGTGGCGATGTATACAACTCTGGTTACGGGTTATTTCCGTCTGAACAGGCCCGTAAGGACTGGCAAAACGCCCGCAAAAAACTATCCAGGGCAAAGGTGAAAAAAACGGTTGTGGTTGATCCTGACCTTATCTGGTCATTACCAGACGGAGAAATACGCCGCTACGACAGGCGTCTGAACATAATCTGTCGCGAGTGCCGGAAGAGCGAAGCTATGCAGCGTGTACTGGCTTTCTATCAGGGTAATTTTCAGGAGGCGGTACTGTGAGTGAAATTAGCTATCAGGCTTCAATTGCCGCTGGCATTCGCATCAAAGGAGAGGAGCATGGAAATAAAACCAGAGGATGAGTTAAGCAATATCGTTTTATTTCCGGTAAAAGAGGATGACCCACGTAATCAGGTTAATTTTCTTTATGAGCCATCGGAAAGACCATACTGCCATCACGCTTCTGTCCGGTTGACGAAAAAGAGCGTCAGGTCCGCTGTAAAATCTGCGGTGCAGTTGTGGAGCCGTTTGACTGGATGCTCTCTGTGGCGAAAAGAGAAACCAGACTGGCAGATGATGTAAGGCTATTGCGCCAGGAGGAACAGGAAAGGCGGAAAAATATAGAAAAGTTAATTCAGATTGAGCGTAACGCGAAAGCGCGGATACGCAGGGCGACAAAATCCAGAACTGAATAATTAAATTTAGCACTGTTAAAAATTTAATCCTTAACCGGAGGGATTTCTGCACCCTCAGAACATCAGGAGTCCGCCCGAAAGGGCGGTAAGAAATGACTACATTATTCAGAAAAGAATATCCGCGAAGAAGTAGAACGACAGAATTTTTGTTTCTCATTCTGTTTATCGTGTTGATGACACCGATATCCCCGCTAATTTTTGTCTGGGCAATCGGGAAAATAATTGAGCCAGTTATTGAATTGTATAACGACGTGGTATGGGCGTCGTTCAACACACTGCACAATAAAATTAATCCGTATAAGGAAAGCTGATATGACCACTATTACCACTATTACCACTATTACCAGAGAAAACGCGGAGATTAAATCATTCATCACTGGTTTCCTGAGCGACCCGGCGCACGATAACCAATCTTCAGACAGCCTGCTTGCCAATGTGTTTCGTATCGCGCTGGCTTCGCTGGAAGCAGAACCAGTTGCATGGACTGATGATGAGGAACTGCGTGATGTCAAGCAGTATGGTCTCGGTGAGATATTTCAGTGCCCGCCAGATAAATACGCAGACTCGCGTCGTGTAATTCCGCTGTATCGTGTGCCGCCAGCTTCCATGGTGCAGGCACAGGGCATAGAGATTGCAATAAACGAACTGGTGGCTCTGTCCCCACGCTTGGATAAACAGGCGGTGGAAACTCTTTCTATGGCTGTGGAACATTTACGCAAACTGGTTAAGAAGCAGTTGCAGACTAAGGACTAACCCATGACCACTATTACCAAAGAACGTATTGAATTGTTCATTAAAAATCCGCTTGAAAACGGGCTTGCTCGTAGCGAACAAATGGAAGTGGCACGGATCGCTTTGGCATCGCTGGAAGCAGAGCCGGTGGCATATCAGTATCGCCAGTGGGATGCAGAATATGATGAATGGGGAGAATGGGAAGATTGCGGGGAATGTGCTTTCGAAAGATTCGTTGAGGAAGAGAAATGCCAGGGGGCAGGTGTTCAGACCCGTAAGCTTTACACCGCCCCTCCAGTGCCGGTAGTGCCAGAGGAAATCAGCATGGCTTCAAAGTTGCCTCTCATGAGTGACCAGTTGATGTTAGTAGGTTATGTGAAGGGGTGGAACGCCTGCCGCGCAGCCATGCTTCAGTCCGGAAACTTTCGGGAAATCTCGGAAACGTCAACCAACTCTCCGATAACTCTGACTCCTTTGCCTGGTGGTTTCACCATTGAGGATGCGAAGGAGTTACATGAAGACCTGGTACGCAGCCACATAAGCCAGGCTTTAAGTGGCGAGAAGATGAAAAAGAAAGATCGTGATGCTGATTTGCTCTGGATTCATGGCGTTATAGTACAGGCAGCGTGGTTTGTGAAAGCCTCACTGGATGCGTTGCCTGAACCGCTGCGGGAGGAGAAGGGAGGAAGTCCAACTGAAGAAAGTGAAGCCGGACTGTAAATTACCGAGTAAGGCGATGGACTACCTGAAGCGAAACGGGCTGACAAGCGTGGAGGATATTTTACGATGACCTGGCCTGAGGCATTCACCACGGTAGGAATTGCAATGGCGGTGGCGCTGGTGGTGTATTCGATTTGCCGCTGGGGATAAAAACGGTTTGCGGGAAAAGGAGAGTTAAGTAGAATTGCAGCGGGTGCTTGAGGCTATCTGCCTCGGGCATGAACACCAACGGCAGATAGATAAAAGCCCCACCCGACTATAAATCGAAGTGAGGCCCCTATATGCTCGTCACATATAGATTGCCTCTTACGGACCGAAAGGTCAAGGAGAAGCAGGCTATGAAGCAGCAAAAGGCGATGTTAGTCGCCCTGATCGTCATCTGTTTAACCGTCATAGTGACGGCACTGGTAACGAGGAAAGACCTCTGCGAGGTACGAATCCGAACCGGCCAGACGGAGGTCGCTGTCTTCACAGCTTACGAACCTGAGGAGTAAGAGACCCGGCGGGGGAGAAATCCCTCGCCACCTCTGATGTGTCAGGCATCCTCAACGCACCCGCACTTAACCCGCTTCGGCGGGTTTTTTGTTGCGCGCTGAATACGCAGGGTGAAAAATAACCATATATTTGATTATATACACAACAAAAAATAAAAGTCATTGCACCTGCACATTAAATAATCAAATATACGACGTGAAATAAATATTTTTCAGATTAATATTTTTGTCTCTATGTGGATATAACCGTTTGTACTTATAAACCTGGAGGCATCGTGGAAAAAATAAAGAAACTATTTAGTAGCAAATATGCAGTCATACGTCGTGATGACCTGTCAGTTATAGTCGAAATGGATTACTTCCCTGAAACCAAAAAATCAATGATGTATCGTAATGGTCGAAAGGCAATTTTTTTACCGATGAGGGTAAGTGACATTATGGGAAATGATAAACTGCTGGATGAATTGCGAGTCAGAGCATCCTGTTAGTATTGGCATTAATTCTGGTATACTACATAACGGGCTGAACACCCATTCTACTGCGCCAGCGGAGAACTACGATGGCGCATATACAACTGGTCAAACAAACCTCTTCTGGATTACTTCTCCCGGCGACGCCGGAGAGTTGCGATTTTTTGCATCAAATCAAAATAGGTGAGTGGATACACGCGGACTTTAAGCGAGTGCGTAACTACGCGTTCCACAAGCGTTTTTTCAAACTCCTGCAACTGGGATTCGATTACTGGACTCCGAACGGTGGGGCGATCACGCCTCGCGAACGAGAACTGGTGTCCGGTTTCGTTGAGTATCTGTGCGAATCAGTTGGTCGGGAACACACTCCAGCCCTGAGCGAAGCCGCAGAGCAATATCTGAATGCCGTTGCGACACGCAGAACCCGGGATACGGCATTGCTAAAGTCGTTTGACGCTTTCCGCGAGTGGGTAACCATTCAGGCAGGATTTTACACCGAGCATATTTATCCTGATGGTAGTCGTGGGCGCAGGGCAAAATCTATCGCATTTGCGAATATGGACGAAACCGAGTTTCAGCAGGTTTATAAAGCCGTACTGAATGTGCTGTGGAACTGGATCCTGTTCCGTAAATTCTCCTCTCCGGAGGAAGTCGAAAATGTGGCCGCGCAGCTGCTGGAGTTTGCGTAATGGTGGATTTACGTAAAGCGGCAAAAGGTCAGATGTGTACAGTCAGAATTCCTGGCTACTGCAATCACAATCCCGAAACGTCCGTGCTGGCGCATTACAGGCTGGCGGGGACGTGTGGAACAGCGACAAAACCACACGATATGCAGGCAGCGATTGCCTGCAGCTCATGCCACGATTTAATCGACGGGCGGGTAAAAACCAGCGATTACACCAAAGAAGAATTACGCCTGATGCATGCAGAAGGTGTTTTTCGCACACAAGAAATCTGGAGAAAGGAAGGTTATTTATGATTTACCCAACAAATACAGGCAAAAGCGGGGAACACCTTCGTCTCACCACGCTGGAAAGTGTCTGGATTCAGGGAAAACTGCGCATGTGGGGGCGCTGGTCATATATTGGCGGCGGTAAGACGGGAAATATGTTTAACCAGTTGCTGACCTCTAAAAAGCTGACAAAAACGGCAATTAACGAGGCGCTCCGGAGGATGAAAAAAGCAGGTCTGGACAAACCTGAACTTGAGGCTTTTTTGCGGGATATGATCAACGGCAAGCAAAAAACCTGGCTGGTGCATTGTACTGATGCAGAGGCGTTATGCATTGATCGGGTGATTAGTGAAGTGCTGGCAGAACACCCAGGATTGATTTGTATCCTCCGGCAACGATATGAAGGGAGAGGGATGACTAAGCGAAAAATGGCTGAATTGCTGAATGACGCACACCCTGAGTGGTGTTTCCGGACGTGCTGCAGTCGGGTAGATGTATGGCTAAATCTTGCTGAATATATGCTCTATCTGCCGATGCGTGATGCATTCTCTTCCGGGGATCTAAAAACCGTTTGTTGACTCAATCTGTTATCCGGGGCTATATTCCTCACGCGCCAGCAAAATCTGGCGTCGGGATTGGCGTCCCGGATGTTTACGGAGCGATATGAGACGCGCCCGCGTCTTTTTTCATATCGTTTGCACAGTCACATTCGCGATTTATGGCGGGCTGTGTGGGGGAGCCGAAAGGCTCGCCGGTTTCCGTACCCGGTTACGCCAACCCTGCACAGTTCGCCACCAGTTCGATTGGCGTCGTCGGTGGCGATAATTTCCAAATGTACGGAGTTATCGTTATGACCACTCAAATCTCTGTTGAAACTCTCTCCCCGATCACCCATAACCAGATTCCTGTTATTACCACCGAACTTTTGGCGCAGCTTTACGGCACTGAGTCGGTGCGTATTCGCCAGAATCATCATGAGAACAAAGTACGCTTCGTTGAAGGGAAACACTTTTTCAAAGTTGTTGGTAATGACCTTAAAGAATTGCGGGTCGCTTTAAACTACTCACAAAATCCAGTTTCACCCAAAGCCCGCTCCCTCATCCTCTGGACAGAACGAGGCGCAGCACGCCACGCCAAAATGCTCGAAACCGATCAGGCATGGGATGTGTTCGAAAAACTGGAAGACTGCTATTTCAGTCAAAAGGATCCGTCAACGCCAGTTTCATGCCAGAAAAGTTACGACACGCGAGTTCTCTGTTATCAGAGAGGCGGTGTCACTGTTTCCACAATTCAGTTACGGGATGATGATATTGTTATTTCCCTTGAGTCATGGCTGGAACTGGCGAGAGCCAATGGTTGGTTTGTTGTTCGCAGAGATAAACTGGTGGAAAGGTTGATGCAGCTTTAAAAAAGTTCTTGCATTTTTGCACATAAACTGCTTCAATTCCGGTACGCTTCGCAAAGCTGTATCGCGAGGCGAATAACAGACATGAACATAAAAGAACCCGCCATTGAGCGGGTTTTTTATTAACACCTCCAAAAAAGTAATCAAAAATGTTGACATGGTAAGCATAAATGTTTACTATAATAGCATGTTCAACAGAATGGAGGAGTGGTGAAGCAAAGCGAGTTCAGGCGGTGGCTTGAATCTCAGGGGGTCGAAGTTTCAAACGGTACTAACCATCTGAAACTTCGATATAACGGGAATCGAAGCGTAATGCCGAGACATCCTGGCGCCGAGATAAAAGAACCACTAAGAAAGGCGATACTCAAGCAGTTAGGCCTGAAATAACAAACCAGCCCTCCGGGGCTGGTTACCCGAACAGCTTCACCAGGATAAATATGCGATATCCAGTAGTATTAACGCCAGACAGCGGCGGATATGTTGTCTCGTTCCCGGATATACCGGAAGCCCTTACTCAGGGTGATTCGCGGGAGGAGGCGTTGAAAAACGCGCTTGATGCGCTTGTTACGGCCTTCGAATTTTATTTCGAAGACGGGGAGCGCATACCAGAACCGGGTAACGTGACAGATGATTTTGTCGAAGTACCGGCAAGTGTGGTAGCGAAGGTGATGCTTTTGAACGCCTGGATTAGTTCCGGCTTAACTCAGGTTGAGCTGGCGCAACGTATGGGTATCAAAAAACAGGAAGTGACCAGATTGTTTGATCTGAAGCACTCGACGAAAATCGACACGATACAGAAAGCGCTGGCAGCGCTTGGAAGACGGCTTGAAATATTAGCTGCGTAAATTATACCCCTGATTTTCTGTATACCACTGCCACGTAGCGGGGATTGGCTCCCGCACCCATCACAAGGCTGCGCTATTGCGCGGCCTTTTCTTTTTCCACTTACCCGACATCCGGGTAGTCCATTTCCCGGACAGGGGAAGTTATGACAATGGATAAACATACGACATGGCTGGCCTACATCTGGGCATTAATCAGCGGCATATGCGACGACCGTCAGTGGATTTACAGCGGATGTGNGTGAACACGTCAGGATTTTTTATCGTGACGACGACCGTCAGTGGATTTACAGCGGATGTGCTACGGGCGGAAATGATTGTTGAAGGTATGGGGTACAAGGTGATGAACACCGAAATGATACATAACAGTTGCATGGAGGCAGACAAATAGCTGGCGTAACACAGAGCGTTGAGTACAATTGCTGCGGGTGCTTGAGGCTGTTTGCCTGGAGCATTCGTGAAAGGCAGACAGAGAAAAGCCCCAGTTAACATTCGGCGTCTTGCAGGACGCTTAACATTAAACTGAGGCCACATCTATGCTCTACACACGTAGATTAGCCTCTTACGGACCGAAAGGTCAAGGAGAAGCAGGCTATGAAGCAGCAAAAGGCGATGTTAATCGCCCTGATCGTCATCTGTATCACCGTTGTAATGGCGGTGCTGGTAACGAGGAAAGACCTCTGCGAGGTACGCATCCGAACCGGCCAGACGGAGGTCGCTGTCTTCACGGCTTACGAATCTGAGGAGTAAGAGACCCGGCGGGGAGAAATCCTTATGACCTCTGATGTGTCAGGTATCCTCAACGCACCCACATTCAACCCGCTCCGGCGGGTTTTTTAATGTCCGGGAAATGAGCATGTCAAAAAATAACCAGTTATCAGATTATAAATAGAACACAGAGAAAATGTCATTGAGTATGGTCAAAAAGTAGCCATATTTATTAATAATGATAATTAGTAGGCCCCTATATATTCATGGTGAGAATGAAGGTGCTTTAAAAATGCTCAAGTTCGTTATCTATGGAGACACCGTGAAAAAATTAAATAAAACATTTAATTGTAAATACGCTGTTATTCGCCGTGATGACATGACAGTAATTGCTGAAATGGATTTTTTTCCTGACTGCAACAGGTCATTGATGTATCGGGATGGCCGCTATGTCCGGTTTCTGCCGTTGTTGCAAAATGACATCATGGGGAGCGATACCCTGATTAATGAGCTGACTATCAGGGCCGGTTATCATGAATAATCATCCTTTGTTATACTCGTCTGCGGGCTGAACTCCCAATCTACTGCGCCACCGGAGAGAACGATGGCGCATTTACAACTGGTCAAGCAAACCTCATCAGGGCTTCTGCTCCCGGCGACGCCGGAGAGTGGGGATTTCCTGCGCTCAGTAAAAATCGGTGAGTGGATACACGCCGATTTTAAGCGTGTCCGCAACTACGCCTTTCATAAACGATTTTTTAAACTCCTTCAGCTTGGTTTCGACTACTGGACGCCAAAGGGCGGCACGGTCACATCGCGGGAACAGAAACTTATCTCCGGATTCGTTAATTTTCTTTGCGACTCCGCAGGCCAGGAATATACCCCGGCCCTTAATGAGGCGGCGGAACAGTACCTCCATAACGTAGCTACCCTGCGAACCGGGGACGTTGCCCTTCTTAAATCTTTCGATGCCTTCCGGGAATGGGTAACCGTTCAGGCCGGGTTTTATACCGAGCATTTTTATCCGGATGGCAGCCGCGGGCGCCGGGCGAAATCCATAGCGTTCGCCAGTATGGACGAAACCGAGTTTCAACAGGTCTATAAGGCTGTGCTGAACGTCCTGTGGAACTGGATTCTGTTTCGTAAATTTTCCTCTCCGGAAGAAGTTGAAAACGTGGCCGCGCATCTGCTGGAGTTCGCATGAAAATGACATGGTTTCAGCATCCGGCGTGTACCACCGAAGAGGCGGATGAGCTGGTGAAGCAGTACCGGCGCAGGGGGGTAAAGACGGAGCGCAGCCTGAATCATGACTGTATTCACTGGACGGTAAGTGCCCTGTTACCGGAATTCGGGCATGTGCCAGTACGGAGGCGTGCGTGCTCTTATCTGAAATGAAAACTTACCGCAGTAAAAAATGGCTGGCAGCCGTCGGGCAGATTGAGCAGTGCGTGCTGTGTGGTCGGTGGGGAACGCAGGTTGCGCACATGAATGAAGGCAAAGGCATGGGAATGAAAACGGATGACTGCGCCACGGCGGCTATTTGTCAGGAATGCCATCATGAAATCGATAACGGCAGTCACCTGAGCAGGGAAGAACGCCGGTGTCTGATGAACAGGGCGATCGTACTGACAGTGATTAAACTTGTACGCATGGGAAAGGTGGTACCGAAATGATTTATCCAACCAGTACCGGAAAACCGGGCGAATATTTTCGACTGAATACACTGGAAAGCGTGTGGATTCAGGGAAAACTCCGTATGTGGGGACGATGGTCATACATCGGCAGCGGTAAACCCGGCAATATGTTTAACCAGTTACTGGCCTCCAGAAAACTGACAAAAACAGCCATCAATGAGGCTTTACGCCGTCTGAAAAAATCAGGAACAAGCAAGCCAGAGCTGGAGGCCTTTCTTCGTGAAATGATGAACGGGAAACAAAAAAGCTGGCTGGCGCATTGTACTGATTCCGAGGCCATGTTGATTGACCGCGTGATTGGTACTGTATTAGCTGAGTATCCGGCGCTGAAAAAGTTGATTCACCAGCGTTACGAAGGACGGGGAATGAGTAAGCGCAAAATGGCAGAACAGCTAAATGAGCTGCATCCAGATTGGTGCCTGAGGACCTGCAAAAATCGTATTGATCAATGGTTATGTACGGCTGAGAACGCGCTCTATGTTCCGCTTTGTGAGGCATATGGTCTGGATGTTACGAGATTTGGAAATTGACACATTTTGTACTCAAAATCTGGCGACTCATTAGTGAAAAAAGCTATTGCATTTTTGCCCACAAATTGCTTCAATCCCGGTATGCTTCGCAAAGCTGTATCGCGAGGCGAATAACAGACATGAACATAAAAGAACCCGCCATTGAGCGGGTTTTTTATTAACACCTCCAAAAAAGTAATCAAAAATGTTGACATGGTAAGCATAAATGTTTACTATAATAGCATGTTCAACAGAATGGAGGAGTGGTGAAGCAAAGCGAGTTCAGGCGGTGGCTTGAATCTCAGGGGGTCGAAGTTTCAAACGGTACTAACCATCTGAAACTTCGATATAACGGGAATCGAAGCGTAATGCCGAGACATCCTGGCGCCGAGATAAAAGAACCACTAAGAAAGGCGATACTCAAGCAGTTAGGCCTGAAATAACAAACCAGCCCTCCGGGGCTGGTTACCCGAACAGCTTCACCAGGATAAATATGCGATATCCAGTAGTATTAACGCCAGACAGCGGCGGATATGTTGTCTCGTTCCCGGATATACCGGAAGCCCTTACTCAGGGTGATTCGCGGGAGGAGGCGTTGAAAAACGCGCTTGATGCGCTTGTTACGGCCTTCGAATTTTATTTCGAAGACGGGGAGCGCATACCAGAACCGGGTAACGTGACAGATGATTTTGTCGAAGTACCGGCAAGTGTGGTAGCGAAGGTGATGCTTTTGAACGCCTGGATTAGTTCCGGCTTAACTCAGGTTGAGCTGGCGCAACGTATGGGTATCAAAAAACAGGAAGTGACCAGATTGTTTGATCTGAAGCACTCGACGAAAATCGACACGATACAGAAAGCGCTGGCAGCGCTTGGAAGACGGCTTGAAATATTAGCTGCGTAAATTATACCCCTGATTTTCTGTATACCACTGCCACGTAGCGGGGATTGGCTCCCGCACCCATCACAAGGCTGCGCTATTGCGCGGCCTTTTCTTTTTCCACTTACCCGACATCCGGGTAGTCCATTTCCCGGACAGGGGAAGTTATGACAATGGATAAACATACGACATGGCTGGCCTACATCTGGGCATTAATCAGCGGCATATGCGCCCAGTGGACGTTAAACGACTATGGCGCGCTGATAGGTATTGTTCTGGGTATTGGTACGTTTCTGGTTAATAGATGCCGCAAAAAAAAATCAGAGCAGGCTCAGGCAAGGCAGGCTGCCGCGATGGAAGAGCGTAACAGGCTAATCGCCCGGATTCTGGAAAAAAACGACCATGACAGCACGTTAAAGATGCTGGCGGTATCTGAAATGCCGGAGGGCAGTAATGGCGCTCAGGACAAAAGTTAAATACGGTCTTTCCGCCGCCATGCTGGCGCTGATTGCCGCCGGTGCCAGCGCACCGCAACTACTCGACCAGTTTTTGCAGGAGCGGGAAGGAAATACGCTGGTGGCCGTTCGTGATAACGGCGGCGTCTGGTCAGTATGCCGTGGCGTGACTCGTATCGATGGTAAACCCGTTGTGAAAGGTCAGCGACTGACGCAAAGCCAGTGCGACCATTACAACGCCATCGAGCGGGATAAAGCGCTGGCATGGGTAAATAAACATGTTCACATACCGCTGACCGAACCGCAGAAAGCCGGTATTGCGTCGTTCTGTCCGTATAACATCGGTCCCGGTAAATGTTTTCCGTCCACGTTTTACCGGAAGCTCAACGCAGGAGATCGTAAGGGAGCGTGTGCAGAAATCCGCCGTTGGGTATATGACGGCGGCAAAGATTGCCACAACAGGGAAAATCAGTGTTACGGCCAGGTGATACGCCGCGACCAGGAATCAGCGCTGACGTGTTGGGGGATAGACCAGTGAAATACTTACCCACAACGGTATGTTTTGTCGCGGCGGCTTATCTTGCCGCTCATGGTATTGACGGCTGGGGATGGTTTCTCTTTATCGGCGTTATTCTGGTATGAACCGTATAACCTTTACTGCCATCATCCTTCTGCTGATAGTTGCCATAGCGCTGGCGTGGACGACTGACCACTACCACGGTAACGCGGTGCGCTATAAAGACCAGCGCGATACCGCCACTCACAATCTGAAGCTGGCGAACGAGACAATTACCGACATGACGAAGCGCCAGCGTGACGTTGCCGCCCTCGATGAAAAATACACGAAGGAATTAGCTGATGCACAGACCAGGAATACTGATTTGCAGCGCCGCCTTGCTGCTGGTGGCCGGGTGCGCGTCGAAGGACGATGTTCAGTGCCCACCGAGACCGAAACCGCCAGCACCAGCCGCGTGGGCAATGCTGCCACCGTCGAACTCTCTCCAGGTGCTGGACAAAACGTTCTCAATATCNTGACAACTGATCAGGCAGCGGAATTGTACAAAAAAATGATGAGTTGATTATGCCTTTACCATTCCCCTTTGACTTTAAAAATCCTGATTATGTTCAGGTTTTTGAATGGCGAATGGAGCGTCTGCAACGTATCAGGAAGGCTCCCGAAACTCTCCCTGCTCTCAGGCAGTTTTACCGTACAAACCCGGCGCAGTTCATCATCGACTGGGGCATGACTACTGACCCGCGCAATCTCGATTATGGTCTTCCGGTCACCATTCCTTTTTTGCTGTTTCCACGGCAGGAGGAATGGATCGACTGGATTATGGAACGCTCGCGTAACCATGAGAATGGTCTGACTGAAAAAAGCCGCGAAATGGGGCTGAGCTGGACATCTGTCGGTCTGGCCAGTGCGTTATGTCTGTTTAACCGTGAAATGGTTATAGGGTTTGGTTCCCGTAAAGAGGAGTATGTCGATAGCACGGTTGATCCAAAAGCGCTGTTCTGGAAAGTACGCAAATTTATAGCAACTGANCGCGCGCCGCGCATAGCGCAGCTTACTGATGCACTGGAGCGCTATAACGTACGGGATGCCTTCAGGCTGGCGGTGGAGCATGACGGCTTTTTCGGGCGAGGGCAAATTTATATCGATGTGCGTTCGCCATCGGGTATGTCGGCCTGGACTGACCCGGCGGAGCTGGAGTCCAGGCTGTTTATTTCCGACAAAAAAATCCCGAAAGGTTCCCTGCTGGGGCTTCGTGTTATTGAACCNCAGTCGGCCAGACAACGCTCGGTGGGCATCACTGAAGGTATATGGCGGCATTCCCGCGCGGGTAAAACATGGCGCCCGTCGCATGTGAAGGCGAACGGTAAACGGTTTGATCTGCGAAAGGGGATGTTTCTGGATGGTAAGTGGGTACTGCCGGGCGAAGAAATCAACTGCAAGTGCGGCTGGGAGGCCGTTATTCCCGGACTGGAGAAAAGATGATTATTACCGAAATGCTGGCGTTTGACCGGGCATCGGTAAGGCAGTTCGATAAAGTAGGTCGCCTCCAGATTGAGCGCAGTAATCTCAGCAAGGCGAACGTCTGCGGTTATTTCGGGCATGAAATACCGGGGGCGGAAGCGCTGGGACTCGACCCTCAAAAACTTTATCAGCTTTACCGTGACCCCGATGAACTGCGCAAGGCAGTTTCAACCTTCAACAATATTCCCGTCCTGTGCCGACACAAACCCGATTATCCGGGCGCGCCCGCGCGCGCGCGCGCGAGTACCGGGTGGGGACGACTCATGCCAACAGCGAGTTTGACGGTACCTATCTGGTTAACGGCATGTCCATCTGGGACAACTCCGCCATCGCGGGGATAGAAACGGATGAACAACGGGAAATCTCATCGTCATATGCCTATGTGGCAGATATGACGCCGGGAACCACCCCCGACGGTGAACCGTATGACGGCGTTATGCGGAATATCGTGGGAAATCATGTGGCGCTGGTCGGCGATGGCCGGGCGGGGCCGGACTGTCTTGTTATGGACTCTCTCCCTCAGGAGCTAAAACGCATGAAACTGAGTAAAAAAGAAGTGGCGGTGCTTACCGCGCTGGGAACCTATCTTGCGCCGCGTCTGGCACAGGATGCGGCTCCTAAGGATTTGTTACGCCTGATGGCGCAGCATAAGCGCCCGGCAGCTATCGCCAGCGCGGTAAAAACTGCCTACAGCGAACGGCTGGCACAGGATATGGATATTGAACCGGCGGAGCTGGCGCAACTGATGGAATCAGCAGAAGCCGTGCCGGAGCTGGCCGGGGACGATGATACCGGGTTAACTGACGAGCCGAAGGCATTTGATACCGACAGCCCGATGGAAAGTGTACTGGCGTTGCTGTCCGGCAAAGTTCCTGATGATGTGCTGGAAAAAATTAAATCCGCACTGGCTCCGGCAACTGACGAAGACCCCGAAATAAAAGAGGCTGATGTGAAACCCGACGATGTGAAAGTCGATAAACCCGCAATGGATGCGGCAATCAGGCTGGCAACTGACCAGGCAACGAAACGGGCTGCTGAAAATTTTCGCGCCGTTCGTGTGGCTGAAACCGAGGTGCGGCCGCTGATTGGCGATGTGGTGGCGATGGACTGCGCCGAAGAGGTTTACCGTACCGCGCTGGAACAGACGGGGATCGATATCCAGGGCATTCACCCCAGCGCGTACCGCAGCATGGTGAAGTTTGCCGTTGAGCAGAAACAGACGGCTAAAGGTCCGCGTGTTGCGATGGACCAGGCCAGCGCATCGACGTTTGCGGCAGATTTCCCCGGTGCAAAACTGAAACGAGGTTACTGATATGAATACTTTTCAGACACACATGAACCAGTACCCGGCACCGGGGATTCCGGGGGCATTTGCCAGTGATAACCCTCACGCCTCGTATGTGGCGGGAGAAGGCGCGCTGATTACCGGCCCTGACGGACTGGTTATTGCCCGGTTTGCCTGGGTAACCAAAGGCGTTGCCGCCAATGAGGGAACCGGTGCGCCGGCGGGTTTTGTTCCGCGCGACGGGCAGGCTTCTGTTGTGGAATGGCTGGCTGGCGACTCGAACACTATTTACCCGGGACGTGAATGTACCCTGATGGTATCGGGGGACTTCTGGGCGCTGACCACCACCGCTGCGACGGTCGGGCAGAAAGTTTTTGCCTCCCTGACCACCGGGGAGATAGCCACAGGGGCGGCAGGCGCCACGATGGCGGGTTTTGTAGAAACCGGGTTTTCCGTTGCCAGCGCTGCGGCGGCGAAAGAAGTTATTAAGATCAGCACCTGGAGCAAATGATGAATAAATTTAAACAGCATTATGCGACGGTAAGCCGCGACTACGGGATTATCCTTCCCGGTGCGCAGGCTTATTTGCCCCCGGAATACGCCGCCGATTACGGACTGGCGATGGACGCGCAGCCTGCGCTGGTTACCGCGGCTAACAGTGGTATCCCTGCATATTTCACCAATTACGTTGAGCCAGAACTGATCCGCGTGCTGGTGACGCCGATGAAAGCCTCTCAGATTCTGGGCGAAACCAAAAAAGGTGACTGGACGACACTGTCGGCACAGTTCCCGATTGCAGAATCTGCCGGGGAGGTGAGTTCCTACGGGGATTACAGCAACAACGGTATTGTGACGTCTAACGTCAACTGGGTACCGCGCCAGAGCTATCACTTCCAGACGTTTACCCGCTGGGGCGAGCGAGAGCTGGATATGTACGGCGCAGCCCGTATTGGCTGGGCGGCAGAGCTGAACGTGGCATCGGCACTGACGCTGAATAAGTTCCAGAATAAGTCCTACTTCTATGGTATTGCCGGACTGGCGAACTACGGTTTGCTGAATGACCCGTCGTTATCCGCACCGATAACCCCGGATACCGTGGACGGTAAGCTCAAGTGGGACGACAAGGACGGACAGGGCGTGTATGACGATGTCGTGAAGCTCTTTAAACAACTGGTGAAACAGACTAACGGCCATATTGAGCGTACCGACAAAATGAAGCTGTGCATGTCGCCGCTGGCGGAGGTGAACCTCACCAAGACTAACCAGTACAAGGTTAACGTGTCCGATCTGCTGGCGAAAAACTTCCCGGCGATGACCATTGAAACGGCGGTGGAATACACCTCTGACGCTGGCGAGCTGGTACAGCTTATCGCGGAGCGTCTGGGGGAACAGGATACAGGCTATTGCTCTTTCACTGAAAAAATGCGCGCCCATGCGGTAGTGACTGAATCATCTGCCTGGAAACAAAAAAAATCTGCCGGTACCTGGGGGGCGATTATTCGCCAGCCGCTGGCGTATGCACAAATGCTGGGGGTGTGAGTCATGGCTGAAATGGTAACAGTGGGCTGCAAATTGCCGAACGGTCTGATGCTGGAAGTGGGACCGAAACAGGTACAGGTAGCAGGCTGGCGGAATAACGCCGTTAAAATCGTTGGGGGCTATGGCCTGACGCAGGTTGAAAAGGCGTTCTGGGAAGCCTGGCTGGCGGAGCACTGCCAGCAACCTTATGTGAAAAACGGCGTTATTTTTGCGCAGGACAAGGCGAACAGCGCTGCCGCGCAGGCTACGGAGCAGAAAACCGTGAAATCCGGCCTTGAACCGCTGCCGCAGAAAAATCCGGCTCCGGGCATTAACCGCGATGATGAAGTGATGGACAAACCTCAGGAGTAAAACGGTATGGGTACGGTAACGTTTGACTGGCAGGCATTTTCGGCCCTTTACCCGGAGTTTTCCGCTGTTGGTCAGGTTTCCGCAGCCGCCATGTTTGGTAAAGCGACCACGTTATACCTGGATAATACGGACGACAGTCCGGTTACCGACCTGAACGAGCGGGAACAGCTTTTGTTCCTGCTGGTTGCGCATCTGTGCTCGTTACGGGGACTGGGGAGCGGGAAAGATGGACAGGCCGGACTGGTGGGACGTATCACCAGTGCGTCGCAGGGTTCAGTTTCCGTCTCCGTGGATAATAGCGGCAGTAACGATGCGTCGTGGTGGTATCTCCAGACACCTTACGGCGCTGATTACTGGCAGGCGACGGCGCCGTACCGTTCAATGGAGTATGTACCGGGCGGTTCACCTTCGCGTTATCCGGGGCATTATTACCGGGGATACGGGAGGGGGCGTCGATGGTAAACAAAGTTACGGGCGGCAGACAGTTCCGGCAGAAGCTGAAACAGGCCGCAGATAACCTTAAATCGGGCAAAAGCCTCAAAGTGGGTTTTCTTGAAGGGGCAACCTACCCCGACGGTACGCCGGTGGCGTATATCGCCGCCATTAACGAGTTTGGCGGTAGTGCGATTATACCCGCTCGCGAGCAGACGCTTCACTTTCGCTATAACGAAAAAACGGGAGAAATCGGGCACCGCTTTGTCAAAGCCGGTAAGGGTAATTTTGCTCAGGATGTGGTTATTCCTGAGCACACGGTCACCATTCCACCCCGTCCTTTCTTCCGTAAGATGATCGAGCATAAAAGCCCAGAATGGGGCGAAAAAATGGCGACGCTTTTACGGGCGAATGATTTTGATACCGCGACCGCGCTGGTGTACATGGGGGAGCATANTGCGCCGGAACAGGCCGGTGAAGGCTCTCAGCATATCACCCGTACCACAAAATGGCGTTGCCAGCTTGATTTCTACGGGCCTCATGCGGCGGATAACGCGCAGGCGCTGGCAACGCTTTTCCGGTCTGAATTTTCCGTGCAGCTTTTCCGGCAGACAGGTGGGCTGATTTCCCCGCTGTATTGCTCAGATCCCCTTAATACCACGTTCGTCAACGGCCAGCAGCAGTATGAACCGCGCCGGACGCTTGATATTCAGATGCAGATTAACCCTGTGGTCACAACACCCCTGATGTTTTTTGACAACGTGATCACCCGGACAACGGAGGCTGATAATGCCAATCCCACTCAGTAAAGATGTACAGATAAATCCCGGTGTGCTGGCTGTGGCGGGTAATGCCGTCGATCTTAATGGCCTGTTGCTGACCGGAAATCCACTACTCCCGGTCGGCGGTGTGGTTCCGTTTTCCTCCCCGGATGATGTGTCCGCGTATTTTGGTGCATTATCCGATGAGTACGCACGCGCGCAGCTTTATTTTCAGGGCTTCAAAAATGCCACTAAAACGCCGGGACAATTGTTGTTTTCCCGTTTCAATCTTGCCGCATCGGCGGCCTGGTTACGTAGTGGTTCGTTTAAGGGCGTGACTATTGAACAGCTACAAAAACTTTCCGGTACGCTGACGCTGAGTATTAACGGGAAAAGCGCCAGCGCTGAGGTGAATTTTAACGGTGTCACTAGCTTCGCTGCTGCTGCAACGGCACTACAGACAGCGCTGACCGCGGCGGTGGCAACAGTGGTATTCGATACCACACAGAATGCTTTCGTCATTACTGCCGCCGGGGCGAAACCGGAGAGCACCACGATAACGTTCGGCAGTGGATCGGCTGCGGAACCCCTGAAGATGACCAGTAATACGGGCGCGGTGATATCCCAGGGCGCGCCTGTATCTGATGTACCTGACACGATGGCAGCCATTAAGGACGCTTCCCAGCAATGGGCGGGATTTTCCACAGTATCTGAAGTCACTGACGAGCAACACCTGGCGTTTTCTGCCTGGGCAAACGGGCAGGGCAAGCGTTACTTTTATGTGGCATGGACAACCAGTGGTAAGGCCAAAGTAAAAGGGGATACCAGTCATATCGCATACCAGATAATCACCGTNTGTGGGGGAGGATGTTTCTTCAACATTGTTTGCCACCGGCTACTACCTGTATATCGGCGATATGCTGCCTTCTCTGCGGGCAACACGTAGCAGCCCGTCCTGTACGCTCTGGTACTGTGACGGCGGCAGTATCCAGAAACTTGTTATTGCATCCACGGAGGTCCAGTAAATGTCAGGTAATAACAACACCATCACTGCGGCGGACGCCATTATCACGCTGACAGTGAATAACCTGTATCCCTCCGGCGTACAACTTCAGGGATTTGCAGCAGATAACGTTTATGGCACCGATCCGCTGGTACTGGCGGAAACCGTCCGCGGTATTGACGGTAAACTGTCTGCGGGATTTGTGTACAGCAACATTATCCAGACGTTTCACATCATGCCGGACTCACCCAGCCGGGATATTTTTGATACTTGGTCAACCACATCCAGGACCAGCAGGGCTGTCTTCCGTTGTAATGCTGTCGTGCTGCTTCCGGCGATAGGCCGTAAATATACCTGCGTAAATGGCGTACTCAAACAATGGAAAGCGCTGCCTGACGCGGCGCGTACATTGCAGCCAGGACAGGCGGTTATCGAGTGGGAAACTATCACTCCGGAGGTTTTTAACTGATGGCCCGTAAAGAGAAATTTATCACTATTGATGGTCAGGGGCGGGATAACGGCAAGGTATTTCACCTTACCGAAATGTCTGCCTCGCAGGCGGAATGGTGGGCGATGCGTGCCATTATGGCGATGGGGCGTGGCGGCGTGGAGTTACCGGATGATGTTCGCAGTATGGGGATGGCTGCGCTGGCGCTGGAAGGGCTGAAAGCGTTGTCAAAAATCCCGCCGGAAGAAGCCCGTCCACTGCTGGATGAAATGATGGAATGTATACAGTTTGTTCCCGATTCGAAAAATCGTGGTATACGGCGACCTCTTATTGAAGATGATATAGAGGAAATCACCACCAGGCTTAATTTACGTGCGGAGGTATTCAGACTGCATGTGGATTTTTTCAGTCCCGCCGCCAGCTAGATATTCCCCCGCGTTATCTCGGCCCCGACAGACCGTTCGGGGTGGTGGATTACGTTAACGTTCCCCGCACCATTGCGACCGTTATCTCCTCCGGTAAGGCTTCAAAAGTCGAACTGGATTCCGTACTTGGTGTGCAGGACTTATGGGATCTGCTTGAGATTATTCAGGTGGACGCCCATAACGAACGTGTGATGCAGGAGACACAGAATGGCAGCGGTACTTGATGAGCTGGTTCTGGCACTGGATATAGAAAGTAAGGACTTTACCGCCGGGGAACAGGCTGCGCACGCTGCACTGGACCGACTGACTGCCGCAATGGAGCGGGTGGCGGATGTTTTCGAACTGGGGCAAAAACAGGCCAGTAATGCCCTGGCGAAAACAGGCAGTGATGCGAATAAAGCTGCACGTGAGACGGAAGCCGCCGGTGAGCGCACGGGTAAGGCCCTGAAGAAAACAGGCTCTGACGCTGATAAAACTGCCGCAAGTATGGAACAGGCGGGAAAGCGAACCGGTGATGCCATCGCGAATACCGGCAAAAAGGCCGAAAAAACCGCTAAGAGAATGGAGGCAGCAGGTAAACGGGCATCAACGTTTTTTTCGGCATACGTACTCAGATACTGGCGCTGGCAGGCGTCACCCTGACACTGGGGGGAATTAAAAGCCTGGTCACGGGGTTTGCCGGTGATCTTAACCGGCTGTCAATTTCCTCCGATGCCTTTGGCATGAAAGCGAAACATCTGGACGGCTGGATACGCGCAGGGCAGGCGAATGGCGCTGACGCTGGCGAGATCACCGGGGCGTTTTCCCGGATTACGGATGCAAAAGCCGCATTCAAAGCCGGAAAGTCCTTTGATCCTGTGTTGCAGGATTTGTTTCAGGTTGCAGCCCGTGCGGGTGTCAGTGTTGATTTAAATACCGACAGTACCGAAGTCATCATGCGCAAGCTGGCGTCTGCCTTTCCTCGACTGACAAAGTCAGAACAGACAGCCTACGGTAATGCGCTGGGGTTCAGTTATGCCGGGCAGCAGTTTCTTGGCTCAGGCCATGCTCTTCAGGATGTGGATGACTTTACATCCCGTTCGCAGGTCTCCGACGATAAAATCCGGAAAGCCCGCAAATTGCGGGAAGCCCTTGCAGAACTGGACCAGGTATGGACAACAATTGGTCTGACTATAGGTACGGCACTGATGCCGTATGCCACGGAATTCAGCAAATGGCTGGAGAAACTCGGTGACTGGATGCAGCAACATCCGGAGGAAGTGAACAAGTTTATCACCACATTTCTGAATAAAGTTGAGTCAGTGGCCTCCTGGGTGAATAAGGCTGCCGGAGAAATGGGGGGCTGGCAGAATGTCATTATTACGCTGATCGGGCTGAAAGTGGCGTCATGGGTACTGGGGCTGACTAAGGCCCTCAACGGTCCCGGCGGCCTTCTTTTTGCGATAACGGCGCTTTACCCGGTTGTTGACGGGTTAATGACATCCATCGTTGGCAGGAAGAATAAGGACTGGCTGGATTCGCATGGTTTTTTCTGGGCTTCAGACGGGACTTTCTTTTTCAATAAGAAAGAGATGGAGGAATACCAGGCAAAACTGGATGCCGGAGAAAAGCCTGGAAACATCACCCATGCACAATCACCTACAGTATGGCAGCAGGGAATGCTGGATACTCAGGCTTCTCTGGCAACCGGGAGGGGAGCAGCCTCCGGGGCATCCTGGCTACAGGATATGCGTGCGACGCAGGAAAAACTCGGTAATGCCATGCAAAACCGCCCGCGTCCGACGAAGGCCGGGGAGGCTCTGTTAGGCTGGCTGCAACCGAAACTGTCCCAACTGGAGGCAAAATATAACCTGCCGACCGGACTGCTGCGCAGTGTTGCGATCACCGAATCCGGTGGTAATCAGTTTGCCGTCTCACGCGCTGGTGCGATGGGACTGTTTCAGTTCATGCCGCAGACGGCTAAGGAATTTGGTCTGAGGGGAAACGATGCCTTTGATCCTGCAAAATCCGCTGATGCCGCCGCGAGAAAACTTGGTGGCCTGCTGCGGTTTTTTCATGGCGATCTGGCTAAGGCTTTGGCGGCATACAACTGGGGTGAGGGAAATGTTCAGCGTAAGGGGCTGGCTGCTGCTCCGGAGGAGACCCGTAACTATATTCCCCGCGTTCTGGCGAATCTGCCCCATCCAGGGGCGGCAATGGCCGTACAGTCGCGTCATCCGGCGCCTGTATCTCAGTCCACCGTAACGGAAACCACGCATATCGGGACGCTGAATGTCACTACAACCTCGGACAATGTGAAGGGCATTACCGATGATGCGCGTAGGCGTATCAGGAATTCGGCGCTTGTTTCAGTTTATTCCAGCGGGGTAACAGGATGAGTTTCTCTTTCGATAATCTTTCCCTGAATAACTTTTCGCTCAATGAAAGTAACGTACTGAGTGCNAATGATCCGGCTGGTGTTCACCTGAAGGGCGGGAGGCCTTTCTCCCCGGATTCTTTTGTTGTCGTTGAGGTGGGAGCGGAGGCTTCTGTTTCCACCGCCCCCGTCGAACAGGGAGCCTATACCACCTTTAATAAAATCCAGCGACCGCCGGAGCTGCATGTGACTTTCACTGTAGAGGGGTGGACGGCGTTTTCCGGGGCCGTCCCGAACCTGACAAATTTTTCCACCACCTCGCGATCGAATGTGCTGGAAACGCTTGAAATGATGCGTACCACAGCAGGACTTTACGATATTGAGACGCCGGACAAGACATGGACATCCTACGACCTGGTGAAATACGACTACCGAACGCGAAGTAATAATGGACCGACATTACTGACGGTCAGCGCAGTATTCCAGGCGGTAATGAATACTGGAGAGGTGTCAGTGGGAAGTACGGATAACCAGTCTCCCACGGACAACGATAAAGCAAAAGGGGCAGCATCGGTTAAAACTCAGCCAGTTACGGCGTCGGTGACACAACCGTCAGACGCTGACAGACGGAGCGTCACGAACAGGGGGATCACCTGATGCTGGAAATTGTTTTATCTCCCGTCAAAGCCCAGCAGTTTACGGTGACACTGGGTGCTCAGGTCTGCACCATTCGCCTGAATCAGCGTACTACGGGGATGTATATCGATATTACCGTTAACGGTGAACCGTGCCTGTATGGCGTGTTGTGCCTGAACAATAACCGGATTGTCCGGTACGGATACCTGCCGTTTCAGGGCGATCTGTTTTTTTCCGACACGGAGGGGAACCACGATCCCGACTGGCGGGGGCTTGGTTCACGGTACCGGCTCTACTGGCTGTCGCCTGAGGATCTGACATGAGCTATGTACAGCGTGACATTACCGTGGAGTTCACCCTGTCAGACGGGCGGACGTTCGACAATGGTAAGGGCAATATTCTGACTGTTTCAGGAGCTAAATGTTTTGCCACTGTCACGGTATATGGCGGAACTGCCGGAACGCAGATAACCCTGTATATCTGGGGGCTGTCTCCGGCGCATATGGCCGACCTGAGTTATCGGGGCGTGTGGCGACCCGCTCAAAGTACGGCCAATGAAATGCGGGTACGGGCTGGTGGTCGGCTTATTTTCGAGGGAGATATTACCGATGCGTATGCGGACTACAACCAGGCGCCGGATATACCCCTTATTCTGACCGGGCAGGTTAGTTTCAACCTGCGTAATCAGACAGCGGCCGATTTCAGCGCGAAAGGTGATGTGCCGGTTGCAGATATCATCCGTGCGCTGGCGTCATCTGCCGGGCTGAAATTTGAAAATCAGGGCGTCAGTCGCAGCCTGTCGAATCCACACTTTTCCGGAAACCTAGTACAACAAATGCTGGATGCCGCTTCAGCCGCCGATATTAACATCGACCTGGGGGACGCGGAGAAAGTCACCATCTGGCCGAAGGACAAAGCCCTGGATATTCCGGCTGTGCATATTTCGCCGGACCACGGGCTTATCGGATATCCGGTCTATACCATGACCGGCCTCAGCGCCACCACGACATTCTGCCCCGATCTTTTCATCGGTCGGCGGGTCCATCTGGAATCGTCACTACCTAACGTGACAGGCGATTACCAGTTAACCGGAGTGATACACACCATTACCTCGCGAACCGTGGGCGGTCCGTGGAGCTCCAACTGTACCATGACAAGGCTTAACGATAATGGCACAACCACTCAGTAATCCGACGGACGTAAACAGTGAAATCAATGCGCAGGACTTTATGCTGCGGCAGTTTCTCGGGAAACACGTATTTATCACTCTGGGGCAGGTAGTGGCGGTGGAGGGGGAGTTTATTGATGTCCGACCGATGGTAATGGGCGTTGCAGCAGACGGTTCCCCGGTTGAGCATGAGGTGATTTATAACCTTCCCGTATGGCGGCTACAGGGGGGCAGCAATGCGGTGATTATGCCGCCACATGTGGGCGATATTGGTTTCCTCGGCATCTGCGACCGGGATATCAGTGCGGTAAAAGCCACGCGTCAGGCCGCGATGCCGGGATCAAAACGCACTCATAACTACGCCGATGCCATCTGGTTTGGCGGTGTGCTTAACGGTGCGCCCGTACAGTTCGTGGAATTTGCTGACAACCAGATACGGGTTATTTCCCCCTGGAAAGTGGAGATTTCTGCGCCGGAAGGCATCGTGAACGCCTCGAAAAGTTTCACTGTTAACTCGCCAAAAATCGCGCTTAACGGGGATGCTGCCGTCAGCCAGGGGCTTAATGTTACCGGACAGTCTGAACTTTCCGGTGGCGCGCAGATTGGCGGTATTGATTTTGGATACCATGTTCACAGTGGTGTTAAGTCCGGCGGTTCGACCACGCAGGGACCGCAGTAAACAGGAGAAAATATGCAGTCACGATCGCTTCTTCTCGACACCGGGACATGGGACATCCTGCTGGATGATACCGGAAATCTTGCCATTACTGATAATCCCCATGCGGTAGCACAGGATGTGGCGTGTGCGTGCAGTACCTTTCTGGGGGAGTGCTGGTACGACTCAACGTCCGGCATACCTTACTGGTCACGCATCCTCGGACACTGGCCCGGCACGCAACTGGTGAATGCCACCCTGCAACAGGAAGCACTTAAACTGCCGACAGTGAGCGCCGCAATTTGCCAGGTCACTGTTGATAAAGCCCGGACAGTAACGGGAGTGCTGCGTATTACAGATACCAATAACGACATTTTTACGGTACTGCTATGAGTGAAAATAAATCTTTTTCTACCGCAGTACCCGCTGTACGTATTACGGACAGCGGGCTGAACGTGCCGGATGAAGCGGATATTCTGAGCGGCAGGCTCAACGATTTTTCTGGTGCGCTGGGCGGCGCAATGAGTACCAGTCTGAGCAGTCCGCAGGGGCAGCTTGCATCAAGCGAAAGTGCCATTATCGCGGATAAAAACGATCAGTTGCTGTATATCGTTAACCAGGTAAACCCTGACTTTTCCAGTGGACGATTTCAGGACGCAATAGGAAAGATTTATTTCCTGGAACGACGCGGGGCTACAGGTACGACAGTAACGGCAACCTGTACCGGGCTGGTTGGTACGCTGATTCCGGCGGGCAGTATGGCGCAGGATGAGGCCGGCTATAAGTACGTCAGTCTGTCAGACGCCACAATCGGCGCATCAGGGAAGGTTGATGTGGTATTCCTGAATTTGTCCACCGGGCCTGTCGGCTGTCCGGCGGGATCTCTGAATAAAATTTATAAGGCAATACCCGGCTGGTCAGGTGTCACTAACGCCAGTGCAGGTGTACCGGGCAGCGACGAGGAAACCCGCGCGGACTTTGAAAATCGTCGGCGTAATTCAGTTGCCCGTAATGCCCGTAATATTCTGGAAGCCATCCGGGGTGAAATACTCTCTACGGTAGAAAACGTGGTGGATGTTTACGTCACCCATAATCCGAAAAAAACGGAACAAAAAGCCGGGGTCAGTCAGTATCCGTTAACACCCGGTTCGTTTTATGTTGGCGTGTACGGCGGCAGTCCGGCAGATATCGCGGCGGCCATCTGGCGTAAGGCTCCGCCGGGTATTGATATGAACGGCGACACAACGTTCACCGTTGCGGATAAGGAGTACGATCCGCCGTATCCTGAATACGTGATCACCTGGCAGACACTCAAACCTGTCAGTCTGCATGTCAGTGTGACGCTGAAAAAAAGTGACTATCTGCCCTCAGATATTACCCAACAGGTACAGCAATCTGTGTTGTCCGCGTTTAACGGTACAGATGGTGGTCTGCGGGCAAGGGTAGCCTCTGTTGTCTCCGCAGGGCGCTACTATGCCGGCGTTTACAAAACCGATCCGGAAAATATCGATATTCTGGGCCTTACTGTGAGTCGTGACGGCTCGTCATGGACAACTGCTGTCACTTTCGGGATAGATGAGATTCCGGTTCTGGATGTGTCGAATATCGGTGTGAAACTACAGGAGGCGTAACGTGCAGAATGTGGCTGCAACCGTGCTTGCACAGTATGCCGCCAGCCCCCGACTCAATGCCCTCATTAACAGCTTTAACGCAGCACTTTCCCCCGACAGTTTTATCAATGATTTTTATGACCTTATCTGGAACATCGATACCGCAGAAAAGTACGGTCTTGATGTCTGGGGAAAGATTGTGGGCGTCAGTCGCCGGCTGACGGTAAAGGANAAAAAAGGGCTGCGGTTTATGTTCGGAAAAAAACGCCGGGCTTATGTTCTGAATAATGGTGGACTGAGGATGAGTTACATCTTTGAGTTTGCTCTCTCGTCGGCAGAACTGGCGATTATCCAGTCATCGGGAGCACTGCCGTCCCCGCCGGGTGTTTATGTCTCAGTGGTTTTAAAGGAGACCAGTAATGAAGCTTAACGATAAACCCCGTCAACTGGCAGTACCCTTTGCGAGTACCGGGGATAAAAATAATATCCCGGACAAGGCGACGCAGCAGACCAAAGAGAGCGGTAACGCGGCGTATGATTCGGGTTTTCCTCCGGTAACCATGACCCCTATTTCAGCGGGAGGTATACCGCCACACGGCAAGGATTTTAACGGTCTGATGCACGATATTACCGCAGCAATACGGTACGTCCAGGCTGGCGGTTTGTACACGTATAATGCCGATTTCGCCGGGGCCATTGGTGGATATGCAAAAGATGCCATTCTCGCCGGAGTCTCAACAACAGCGGTCTGGCTGAATACCATTGACGATAACCTGACCGATCCGGAAGGCGCCGACAGCGCAGGATGGGTAAACCTGCTGGCAGATCCCCTGAAGCTGTTTCTGTGGCAGAAAAACAATCTGTCAGACCTTCAGAATAAAGGAACGGCACGGGATAATCTTCAGGTCTACAGCCAGGAGCAGACGGATCTTAAATACCTCGCCAAAGACCAGAACGGTAGCGATATTCCGGAAAAGCCGCTGTTTGTACAAAATATCGGAGCGCTTCCTGCCAACGGTACGGCTGTNATCCAACGCAATACGGGAATATTTTGCGTCTGACCGGAACCGGTGATGGGGAAATTCTCATTGGCTGGAGCGGGACAAACGGTGCGCCAGCGCCCGCATATATTCGCAGCCATCGAGATACCGCCGAGGCTGAGTGGTCCGAATGGGCAATGCTCTACACCACACTAAACCCACCTCCAGATTCGCATCCAGTAGGGGCGGCGATTGCATGGCCGTCTGATGCTACTCCGGCAGGTTACGCTCTGATGCAGGGGCAGTCCTTCGATAAATCTGCTTACCCGTTACTGGCTATAGCGTATCCGTCCGGCATTATCCCTGACATGCGAGGCTGGACAATAAAGGGTAAGCCCATCAGTGGACGTGCTGTACTGTCGCAAGAAATGGACGGCAACAAATCGCACTCGCACACCGCGCGGGCGCAGGATACTGACTTAGGGACAAAATCCACCTCATCCTTTGATTACGGCACGAAATCGACCAATACCACGGGCAACCATACTCACCAGTTCGGCGGTTATATCAACTCATACTGGGGAGATTCCAATCACACCTCATTTCAGCCTGGAGGTGGTGCATGGACACAGGCCGCTGGCGACCATGCGCATACAGTTTATATCGGAGGACACGAGCACACCATGTATATCGGTCCACACGGACACGTCATTATTGTGGACGCAGACGGTAATGCGGAAACCACAGTTAAAAACATTGCATTTAACTACATAGTGAGGCTGGCATGATTAAATTAATTCTTTCAGCACCCGTGCCGGCAATGGCCGGGGCTTTTGAACATTCTTTTCAGAATACCGAAAATGTGGAAATTATCCCAGGACCGTTTGAAACCATACCGGAATTTGACTGCATGGTCAGTGCGGCGAACTCTTTCGGTTTGATGGATGGTGGCGTGGATGCTGCGATAACAGCATATTTGGGGCCGCAGTTACAGGAACGTGTACAGCAACATATCATCCGTGAATATCTGGGAGAACAGCCCGTCGGCAGCGCCTTTGTTATAGAAACGGGTAACAGTCAGCATCCGTGGCTGGTTCATGCCCCGACGATGCGCGTTCCGCTGATAATCGACGGCACCGACGCGGTTTATAATGCAACACGTGCAGCGTTATTAGCGATATTTCAGCACAATAAAAGCGCCGGGGAAGGCAGGAAAATTAAATCAGTGGTATTCCCTGCGATGGGGGCCGGGTGTGGTCAGGTATCTCCGGACAGTGTCGCCCGGCAAATGAAGCTGGCGTGGGATGGTTTTATTAACTGCGCCTCGGAAATTAACTGGCAATACGCCAGCGCCCGCCAGGATGCTGTATTCAGCACAACGGCATACTGTCCGTCAAAGGCGCTTTGTCCGAACGCCAGAACGGAATATATCGGTTTTGGTGAATACAGAACGTATTGCAAAAAATCAGGTAACACCTGCATCAGTCCCCGTCATCAGGTTGATGATATTTATATTGGTGCGCATAGCCATACTGTTTCCCCCGGTACTTATCCCCACAGCCATTACCTGAATACAGAATATTTATCCGGAGTAAAAAATGACGTTTAAAATGAGCGACACCCCGCAGACAATTAAAATTTTTAATCTTCGTTCAGATACAAACGAATTTATTGGCACAGGTGATGCATATATCCCGCCGCACACTGGATTACCGGCAAACTGTACTGATATCGCCCCTCCTGATATTCCCTCCAGTCANCCGTTGCCCGAAAATGTCACATCAGTTTCACCAGACGGTGAATACCAGAAATGGGATGGTAAGGCATGGGTGAAGGATGAAGCTGCGGAAACAGCGGCCAGACTTCGTGAAGCTGAAGGGACCAAAAGCCGTCTTTTGCAAATGGCATCGGGGAAAATCGCGCCGCTTCAGGATGCGGTTGATCTTGGACTCGCAACAGATGAAGAGAAAAGCCAGCTCGCCGAGTGGAAAAAATACAGGGTACTGGTAAATCGTGTTGATACCTCAAGCCCCATCTGGCCGGAAATACCATCATGATGAGTTTTGCGCGGGGTGGATGTCCGGTACACTGTTGTGCTCATATTCACACTTAAAATATTCTTATCATTGTTATAAATAATTTATATAAATCATTTTGCATGTTAGTATTCCATATTCATTGAAATCTACAGGTTTTTTAAAGAGGTATGACCACTATAACAATTGTTACTGCTTATTTTGATATAGGCAGGAGTCACTGGACATCGCAAAATGGGTTTGCTCCACGCATTGAGCGAACTACTGATGAATATATGGACTGGTTTTCCAATCTTGCTCAACTTGAAAATGATATGGTTATTTTCACTTCACCTGACCTCAAATCCAGAATTGAGGAAATCCGGAGAGGAAAACCCACAACTATTGTTACATTAAATTTCAATAAAAAATTTCGTCATATCAGGAGCCGGATCGCTTCTATACAGTCAGATGTAGCGTTTAAGTTCAGAACTCCCGTAGAGCAGCGGGGGAATCCAGAGTATCTGTCGGCTGATTACGTTTTACTCTGCAATCTGAAAACATACTTTGTAAATCAGGCTATCAGGCAGGGGTTGATCAAAGACGAGATGGCTGCCTGGATTGATTTTGGATATTGTAGAGATTCTGATACCACTAATGGAATAAAAAAGTGGTCCTGGCCCTTCAATAAGGAAAAAATGAACGATCAGAAGAGGGCTTAAACTTGAAACACTGGAGTCAGTATTCAACTGTNCTAATTTTTTTACGATCAGAAGAGGGCTTAAACTTGAAACACTGGAGTCAGTATTCAACTGTATGTCAGGTAACCATGTGTATATCATCGGTGGTGTTCTGGTCGGAACGCTGGAAAAGTGGCAAGAATTTTACCGACTGGTGTGGTGTTGCCAAAAGAAGGTGTTGAGAGAGAATATTGTGGATGATGATCAGGGTATATTTCTGATGTGCTATTATTACAGGCCTGACATGATAAAGTTAAACTATCTCGGTAAAAACAAGTGGTTTGACTTGTTCAAGTGCAAGGGAAAGCGAACGATTCGCACTTTTTCTCACAGGATGAGAATATTATGTCTTCACAAATAAATATTTTAATTAAAAAAAGCCCTGCATGTATATTACGCAGGGCTTTTAAAGCCTAAGATAGCTATTTTTTATTCTGTATCTTTAAATAAAACGGGTTTTTCATTTGCCGCCTTTACTCTGTCGTTATTCATTTCGTTATTAACAATGTTTTTATCGAGCGTATAACCAATAAGACGTGAAAGGATATACTTATTCATAAGGCCACTCAGCCATCCATCCTTGTTTCTGAATTGTTCAATGAACGAACAATCGAATTTGTCATTGGTAGATTTATACAGAAAAGGTATGTACCATTGATCCTTACCTTTCATAAGCCCATGACCTTTATTGACTACTTCTCCGTGGTCTGAGGTATACAGGAATATATAGTTTTTACTGTGTTTTGCTACATCGTTGAACAATGAAGAAACAACTCTGTCTGTTTTATGAATAGTTAAATCGTATTCTTCAGCTCCGGGTAATGCTTTCTTATCTTCTGCATCGTAGTTATGGTAAGGCTTATGGTTGCCGAGCAGGTGAACTATTATAAATTTTTTGGGGGCAGACGTATCTTCCAGTGCGTCAGTCAGCATTGAGACCAGATGTTCATCGTGTCCATTCGTCAGTCTGACAACGTCGCTTTTCCTTGCAATAAATCCATATTTTGAACTGAATAATCCCTCAAGTTCCTGAGAACCAATCCACCAGGTTTTATATCCGTTAGCTTTTGCCATTTCTATAATGGATTTATTCTTGAAGAGGTTGGTATCACTTTCTGGCGTACTGAATGAGAATGTCATTGCAAGAGAATCCCTTGTTTCAGGAGCACTTGAATGAACGTTTCTGACAATGCATGATTTGGGTTGTGTGAATATTTTTTGTAAATCCGGACTTGTCAGCTTAGGATACCCGTAAATGCTATACCTTGAAAATAGCGAAGATTCTCCCATTACAATAACAATAGTATTATTACCGCTTTCTGCTTTACCTGTTATAGACTCGTTGAAGTCTGGTATTATTGATGTGTTCGAGTAACGGTCATTTAATAGCATTGTACTGGCGAAATACGCCACGTCACCTATAACAGCGGGGAAATAGCTTTTAATAAGTTTGCCTATTGTTGAGCGCGATTCATTCATGCTCATTTTGATATCGTTTATTTGTGGCCACACATCATTTGCGATCATGAGGGATATTAATAAATAAAGATAAATAGCTAGTTTTGGAATCCACTTGAAGTTATTCTGACTTTTATAAATTTTAGTTATTCCAATACCATCACTTAAAAACATTCCTTTCGCTTCGATAAGGTTTGTTTCCAANCAAAAATTTTAATACCATCACTTAAAAACATTCCTTTCGCTTCGATAAGGTTTGTTTCCACAACGGAACTGATAACATCAAAAGATATCTGTTCATGGAAAATGATAAAATATGAAATTTCCGATGAAAGTAAAAATATGAGAATGCAACCAATAGTACGAAGCGTCAAGTTTTTACACTTCAGTAAATAAAAAGAAATCAATAAAAAAGATAAAGTAGAAAGAAATGGAATGGATGAGTCTCTCCCGAAAATCACTTTATTAACAGTATATGAGACTATCATTAAACTGATGATAATTATTAAGCTGTGTTGTCTCTGTTTCACTTTATTATTCCATTATAAGTGTTAAAAAATATCTGAAAGAAATTTGGGCACAGTAAACATGATAAAATTAAGCTATACTGAATTTAATGTTAGGATTACTGATGGTAAACATTATATTTGTCATAAAATTATTCAATGTATTACATTGTGTTTCTTAACAAGAGGGTGATCCTTCTTGCAAGTCATTCGGGAATGTAACCTAACCTGTTGATCTCTATGTGGTGTATTTTAATGTTAGGTGGTGTTTGGTAGACTTTTTTAATCATAACTGTCGTTACTACCTGGCTGTACGTGACGGCGGTTTGGTCGGGGAGTTACGAGAAAATTAAGGGCATAAGATAAATAAAATGGCTGTTTGCGGCATCTGGTGAACTTGTAAAAATCCCATAGTTGGTTAAGAAAGAAATCGTTATTCGTTAAAAAAATGTTATTACTCATGCGGCCAGGAGAGCTAACAATAAGAGGAAAACTTGCCCGAAATCTGCCCGAATTAAAACGGAAAAAGTGATAACTAATTGAATCTATTAGAACGCAACGGAACGTATTTCAGACGATAAAATAGTGGTTTTTTTGTTTAACTCTATGAATTTAAAGTGGAATTTTTNAATGTCGGATGATCTGGTCATCGTAGAAAGCGCCCCTGAAAAAATCGACACCTTTAGCTGCAAAATGACAGTCACGCCATCCGGTCATCATAACGGATTTTTCTTCTGCACCTACTGAAGCCCGCCATGGCAGGACGACCATGAATCCGTCGATAACCTTATTGTGAAATTAAGACCAGGGAAAGAGGATGTCCGCCAGACAGACATTATTTGTAAATTTATAAAGGTTTTTTATTATGCCCTTGCATGTTGGAAGCGGATGTCTTCCCGCCACAATTACTAACCTTCGTATTAACTGTATTGCCCAATCTGCAACCCCGCCTGAAATGAGCTTATGGGAAAAAATTAAGGAGTTTTTCTGCTCAACGCACCAGACTGAAGCGCTGGAATGTATCTGGACGATTTGCCACCCTTCGGTCGGAACGACGCGGGAGGATGTGGTCAGCAGATTTGAACAGCTCAGGATGCTCGCGTATGCCGGATACGAGGAAAGCATTCACTCCGGCCGCCACGGGGAAAGCCACTTCTGTATCCTGGATGCAGACAACCAGGAGATATTGTCGGCCACCCTTGATGACGCCGGGAACTATACCGTGAATTGCCAGGGGCACAATGAAACATATCGCTTCACCATGGACATAGAACAGGGAGAGGAATGTACAGAACATGCGGAAGGGGCATCCGGGACACTCCAGGTATCCCCCCTTCCGGCTCCGGCGGCTCCACAGACACCAGCAGAGTATGATGCTGTCTGGTCAGAATGGAAGGGGGCTGCGCCAGCAGAAGAGTTACGCGGTCGTGCTGCGACGGTACAGAGAATATGTACCTGCCTGAATAACGGCAGTCGAGAGCTTAATGTGGGAGAGTCAGGCCTTACCGCCTTACCAGACTGTTTACCAGCGCATATAACAACATTGGTTATTCCTCATAATAATTATCTGACTAGCCTGCCGTGGCGGCCGTCCTGACCTCAACGACTGCGAGCTAGGTNTAATCAAGACACCAGCCTGCCGCTGTTGCCGGCAGGACTGGAGTTGCTGACGCTCGATCGCAATCCACAACTGGTGCGCCTGCCGCCGTTGCCGGAAGGACTACAGACGCTGTCGGTTGATGCTAACCCACAGTTGGCCCGCCTGCCGGCGCTGCCGTCAGGCCTACAACGGTTGTATGCCCGCAATAACCAACTGACCCGCCTGCCGGAAAGCATCACGGGTCTGTCTTCAGAGGCAATCGTAAATCTGTATGGCAATCCTCTGTCTGAACGCACTCTGCAGGCGCTGCAGAATATCACCAGCGCGCCTGGCTATTCAGGCCCCAGGATACTATTCGATATGGCGGGGGCCTCCGCCCCCCGGGAAGGGGTCTTTTTGGTTATATCACAATCAAATTAAATTTAACATTTATTTCACAACGAAATTTGNAAGGTCTTTTTGGTTATATCACAATCAAATTAAATTTAACATTTATTTCACAACGAAATTTGGAGTATTAGAGCATCATATAAGCTTTATCATCACGCTCATCGAGATAGAGTTTCGTGGTGTTCGCTGATGTGTGGCCCAGGAGTTTTTGGGCGAACACCTCGCCGTGCTCGTTTTTGTACAGCCGCCCGGCCAGACTTCGGATCTCGTGAAATGTCGGTGGATTATTGCTGAAGTTAACACCGGAGGCTTTTCTTGCTTTTACAAATGTCTTTGTCAATCCATCCGGATGAATATTCCCGGTCGGGCTATTTTTCCTGATTCCGGCACTGATCATGAAATCAGTGCGGCTTACAAGTCGGCAGCGATCGATTACCGTTCCCAGACGTAACCCCGTCGCCCGAAGTGTCAGGGAGAGGGGAATGGCTATTTTCATTCCGGTTTTAATCTGAGTGACGTATAAGCGGTTGTCAAAAACATCACTAAATTTCATATTTACGATATCCTCCCTACGTTGACCAGTAACGAGCGCTAAATCCATCGCGAGAGGGAACCATGCAGGCATATGCTCTGCTGCCGCTCGTGTGGCGTTATACGTTTCCAGTTGCAGGCGTTCCCTGGCCACCTTAATCTCTGGTATCCGGGTTGCTTCCACCGGGTTTTTCACAATATGCCCTTCGACAATAGCCTCTCTGAACATGTCAGATAGAACTGATCTCATTGCTCCCGCCATAGTGTTTTTTCCCTCGGTTATCCACGACTCAAGAAACTTGGCAATGTGCCTGGTTGTTACTTCTGCCAGTATTATTTCCCCCATTTTTTCGCGTACGGTCGCTAATTGATTACCGCGAATCTTGTAGGTATTAACCGACAGACTCCGGCGCTGTAATAAAACCTCATAGCGATCAATCCATGCGGACACCGTGAATGAGTCAGTTCCTTTTAGCTTTTCAATAAGCGCCACGGGCGTATGGTTTTGCGCTATGAAGTTGTTTGCCTCTATGGCCTGTGTGATAGCGTCCCTGCGGGCGATCTGACCGAGCGGAAATTCCTTGTCAGTTACCGGGTTACGCCAGAAAAAAGATTTACTGGCCTTACGGTAGGTGAGGTTCCTCGGAAGGTTAGCATCGTACTTTTTTCGACTCACTGATCAACTTCTCCAGCAATGCGCTCGGTTTTCCGGTGCGCCCGTTTGGGTGGTGCTGTTCAAGCACAAGTCCCACTTTATTCGGCTTGATATAAAACGCGTCCGGATCAACCCGATACGTCCTGCCATGTAATACTGGAGTCGGGTAAATATTTCCGTTTCGCGCCCATCGTCTTAGTGTTGTGAGAGGTGGTGGATCATCGGGATAATTTAATTCACCCCAGGTTTCAAGTCTCACAAAGCTCATAGTCATGTCTCTTTACTTCATGACCGCCGCCAACTATACGGTGTGGCGGTCGGTCGGGGTTGAACATCAATGATCAGGTTAAAATTTGAATGACTGCTGACCGCCGCCCGGTAAAACTTTTACATCTCCGGCGTGCCGTCCTGTAAATCCTGCCCAATGCGCGGCGCGTATCCTGTCAGCCTGCTCTTCAGTCAGGCAGGGTTGCGGCAGGGCGGAGTTTTTCCGGTGCTCTGCAACGCGTATGGATTTGCCGGCTTCGTGTAACTTCTGGCACAGGGGGCAAAGGTCGCGTGTATCCATCATCCGGATTTTTCCATCGAAAAATATGTTGCCATGCCATGTAGCGCAGTTCCGGCACACGGGCGCATCGCAGGTGAACATGGCTCGACATTTTGTCATGTGCCCGTGTTCATCCTCATCGGCATCCCAGCCGATGATCCCGTCACAAAGCAGGGTGGCAGGGGCGCCGCAGAACATACAGACAGGCTTCTTCATGCTGCAATTACCTCCCCGTTGACGCACAATTCCGGCAGATTTGCGCGCACCAGCGCCTCAGCAAACTGTGGTGGCACGGCATTACCACAGCGCGCTACTTGCTTGTCCTTCGCATATTTCACACCACGAAAATCATGCTCAATGATGTACCAGTCCGGAAATCCCTGTGCGCGGTAGAGTTCGCGCGGTTGCAGCATCCGCATTCCGATATCTACGATGCGGTAAACCACGCCGCCGACAGTGACCAGACCAGTACAGTCTTCTTCGCAATATTTCCGCAGGAACGACAGTACCTGTTGTGCGCGCTCTTCGTCGTACTCATCGACAGCAAGGCTGGTCTCGATGTTACCTACATGCAGGCCTCCTGCCGTGATCGTCGGCATCGGCTCGTCAACGCGCTGTCCATCCCGGCAGGTGCCGCGCAATTTGACCAGGTGGGATGCGACTACAGCATGATGGTTTCCCGTTGTGACGGTGTGAGCAGGTGAATCAGCAGCGCCGCCAGCATGTCCTGTGTTATTGACCATAAGGTGCGCGGATACAACAGCGTGATGATCGACCGTTGTTATTGAGTGCGCAGGTTCCTCCAGTCCTACACCTGGCCCCGTATAATTCCCGCCGTAGTGTTTCGCCAGGAATGCGCTGGTGATAGCAAACTTACCGCCGCCGGCAGTGACCGTGCCCAGCGGTTTTCCGAGCTGGAGTACGCGAGGCTGTTGGCCGGGACGTTCTCCATAGCCCATCTGAATAAGCGTGGCGGTCGTTAACTGGCTTTTCCCGCCACCGCCAGCGGTGACAGTGGCGCCCGGTTCGTCTGCCCGATGACCGATACTGGCCCCGAACTGGCGGGTAATGACCGGGGCGACCAGGCAGGCGCGGGACTGCTTCAGAATGGTATGCGCGGGTTTATCCAGCGGTCTCGGTTTTGCCTGGTACTTGCTGCCACCATTTCCAGCAAGAAAAGGTGTTAATGCTGCCTCAACAATACCCAGGGCATGGCCGTTTCCACCCGGTCGCGTCGATGTACCTGCGGTGATGGTGGGCGCGGGGTCGGTGACATTTTGCCCCGTAGCGCCGGTACGGAATTTTGTAAGATGAGGGACTGCCACGGCATAACCGGGTTTTTTTGTGATTGTCTGTAGCGGTTCCTGTAAACCCTGACCACGAAAACAGTCGTAACTCGTTTTGGTGCTGGTGTGGTTGCACTTCACGATAAACGGCGACGCACTGTTGATAACAAATCGCTGTATGCCACGCGCGATGCGCTTTAAGGTATTTTCAGCCAGCGGCTTTTTGCGCCCGAAAATTGACGGTGCCGGAATTGACCAGTCAATGCATTCTGCCGCCGTTCTCCAGGGCTTCAGGCGACCCGATTTCATCGCTTCTGATTTCGGATCGCCGTGGGTTGGTTCCGGCCATACAACCGGCTGACCGTCGCAACGTGCCACCATGAAGAACCGCTTACGAATGGTCGGCGCGCCATAATCACAGGCGCGTAATTCCCGGTATTCAACGGTATACCCCAGACCGTTGACCAGTCGCTTTGCCTGCTCACTGTGAATATCGATTTCCAGAAACTCGCAACATTCCGCCAGCGCCGGATGATTCGCCGGAATACCCGTAGTTAACATTCCTACAAATGCTTCAAAGGTTTCTCCGGTGCGCTCAGGATCAGGGCGCATTTCCCCGGCAAGCAGCGGTCCCCATGTCCTGAATTCGCCCACGTTTTCCAGCATCATTACGCGTGGCTTTACCTCCAGCCCCCAGCGAAGCTCAATCCACGCCAGCCCCCGAATTGATTTCTCAACAGGCTTAGCGCCTTTAGCTTTGGAAAAATGGCGACAATCAGGAGAGAGCCACACCAACGCGACGGGACGGCCCGCGGTCACTATTTTTGGTTTAACGGTAAAAACCGACTCACAATAATGCAGCGTGTCGGGGTGATTAGTTGTATGCATTGCAATAGCATTCGGGTCGTGGTTGATGGCAATATCAACGCTGCGACCGATCGCCATTTCTATTCCGGTACTGGCGCCACCACCACCAGCAAAATTATCTACAATGATTTCGTTATTCACGCGTATCTCTCCATTTCCTTACACAACACCTCAGCGGCGGTAACAATTGACGGGACAGGCAGGTGTTCCAGCCACATACGGTTAATGTGGTGCTTCAGTCTGTGCTGGTGATGTACTGGCAAATCTCCGGCCCGTTCAGTATGGGAAAAAATAAGCTCCACCTCAGCAGGCCAGACGGTTTCCGGAATTGCCGGCAGCAGCATATTTTCCAGTTCGACGATGCGGTTTAAGGCGTAACACAATATTTTTTCCACGCAGTTCTCCTGTTTTCAGGCTGTACGAATCCCGCCGCGTGAGCGGTGTTTAAAAGCATTTTTACGGTTAATTAATTATTCAGCAGGCGATCTTTATTCCTTAATACATTTAAACTCTTCCAGCGTGACTTTCTCTTCGCGTGATTTTCCGGCTTCGGTTCTGCCGGACAACATTTTTTCACACTCGGCTTTATTCATTTTTTTGTCAGAAAAACGAACCCAGTTTGTCGGGGAATTACCCGGCTTTTTGACGATGGCGGTTATTTTGTACATGGCCCGGTCTCCTTTGTCTGTGCTGCCGGATTAATCCACAGGCATTCTGTTCGCTGTACTGAACCCGCCCGGCCATTAGCAGACGTGGTTCTTGTAATACATTTCCAGTCTGATAAAGCATCGTTATAAAGTTTGCTGTCGTAGCCACAGACAATAACCATGCCGCTTAACTGTCTGAGGCAATCCAGCAGGGTGATGTGTTCCGCATCAGTCATTTCGAAGCGGTAGGCGCTGTTTTTTGCTACTTCGACACGCGTATCGTGTATGTAAGGCGGATCAACAAAATGCAGCGTTGAAGGTGTATCGTGGTCTTTCATGCATGTCACAGCGTCGCGGTTCTCAACAAGTACCCCAGTAAAACGGCTGGCCACCGCCGCCAGGTTATCAGGCTGACGTGCCCAGATAGCCTGAGCAGTCGCGCTGTTACGCCGGGTATCGAGGCGGAAACCAGTTTTGCCCTTTGTGGCACCTGCGCTGCCGAAGCCCATCGTTGCCCGAACAACCAGACGGCGGGCCCGTTCTACCGGGTCTTCGCTATGTCCATAAGCATGAGTAAATTCCTCGCGTGAATACGGTGTAAGGGCGCACGCAGCGATAAGTGCCTGACTGCTTTCAGGGTTACGAAGCACGCGGAACAGATTTACCACATCGCCATCAAGGTCGTTATAGACTTCCGCTTCTGATGGCTCTTTTTTCAGTAACACTGATGCGCCGCCGCCGAATGGTTCCACGTAGCAGCGGTGTGCCGGAAAACGGCTAATAATCCAGGATGCCAGCCGGAATTTACCGCCGTGATAACGGATCGCCGGATGTTTGATAGCAAAGCTCATTGTCCTGCCTCCTCAAAAATGACTTCACCATCCAGACCACCGACCTGATACAGGATCGAACCATCCTCCCGGTACTGAATCGGAGAAGCGCTCCAGTCCTCACCGTTTGGTTGGTTATCATCACCAAACTGCACAAAACCACCGGCAACCCTGCTAGCTTCGTAAATCTCGCCTTCAGTCCACCAGCCTTCTGTATCTTTGAGGCATTTGATAAAAAATGGATTGCTCATGTCATTTCAGGCGGTCAGCGACCGCCAGCCTCCGTTATGCGGTCACGTTCTCTTCCACGCCAGCGTTTTCGACGACGCTGTACTCACCTGTGATGACAGACGCATCAGTCGGATCGATAGTCAGCGTCTCCTTTTCGTCCATTGATACCGCGCGCTGGATCTCAATGGATACAGGCAGGTATTTGAACAGGCGGCGTATGGCGGTTTTTTTTGCCATTTCCTCCCAGTGAGTAACCCACGGGCCGTTGTTACCGGCTTTGCTCTGTGCCCGTACCAGCTCTATCTGTTTACGGGTCATTACCTCAAACTGTGTGCCACCATCTTTAAGGCGGGCAACGGCATAGACATGAGTAACTGGTGCATCTTCGTTCTCACCCGGACGGTGTACCAGCTTTTCTTCCAGACCAAACTCGAAGCTGAAATCGTCACCTTCGCGGACGACGCGCGCGGAAAGACTTGCAATCTGTCCGGAACGGCGGGCAAGGTCGATCATTCCCCGGTATCCAATAATTAACTGAACGTTTTTTTTGCCTGACTTTTCGTTTTTGTTTCCGAACGGCAGCAGATAGGCATGACCGAGCGCGCCGCCGGGCTCCAGCCCAAGCTGGGAACACTGAACGATGGCGCTGACAAAACTCATGGTGTCACAGTCACCCAGCGCCGGAACTTTTCGGATTTCCGTTGTGGCTATCCGGATCATGCGTTCCGCTGTCGCACTGCGGGGCAGGGCCGCCGCCAGTTGTTCTTTCATGGAAGGCTGGTTGATAAAGCTGATCACATCGTTGTTATTTTTCACTGCCGTCGGGGTGCGTGCTCCCTGTGTTTTTTGCAGGTCGGCTTTTGCAATAGGTGGCTGTTTAGGCATTTGCATTCTCCTTCGCCCAGCGGGGCAGTGATAAAGTTTTAATGGCAGGCCATTCATCGTTATTAAGGCATTCGGCCAGGGTTTGCAGATTGCGACGATATTCCCGCTGACCTGCCAGTTTTGCGTCTTCACCCATCATGAAAATCTCAACCGGGTAACGCCCACATTCGGCGGTTGTACTGGCAACAAGGAAGACGAAGGTGGGTATCTCACCGAACTGCGCCCGATAACCGTCGCTGTAGAAAGCGTCCTGTACGTGGTAGCGATAATCGTAATAAGCTGTCCTGAACCGCTGGATATCAGCAGTGGTTTTCACATCCATGATCCAGTGAAATTCAGGGATGATTTTGTCCGGACGGCACCGACACAAAATTCCTGTTTCCGGATCTTCCCAGTAGACTGATGATTCAGCATATCCGGCGCTTTCAACCAGCCACTGCCCCAGCGGTAACGCCATCACACTCTGGTACATAAGTTCGATTTTCCGGCCTTCTTCTGCCGTAAGCACGGTTCTTCCTGTCCGGGCGCACTCTTCCAGAAAGGTTTTCTCTTCTTCTTTTCCTGCGCTGGTACGGCGGTTAAATTCCGGAGCGATGATGAAGCGTTTACTGAACTCCTCTGGTTCCAGTATCCGGCAGTGAAAAGCCGTTCCTGTATCGAGAGTCTTTGTTTTCTCCGTGTCCACGGGGGCATTTTTACGCCACAGATAAATTGCTGGTGTGTCTGCGATATCGTCAAGCTGTGATTTACTGACGCCGGGGCCAGCGTGATACGCCTCGTTAGGGATGTCATAGTAAATACCTGGCTGTATATCATCAGGGACAGTGAAATTTCCGTTTTCTACGGGATCTGCCGCTTCGCCAGCTTCATCACCGCCAGTACCTGATCCACCGTCCGTTGTAATTTCCTGCCCTGTATCGCCAGCCGTTCCCTGCTGGTTGCTCTCTTTCGGCGTTTCTCCATCTCTTTCTGTTCTGGCTTCCGTTTTTTCGGTCTGGTTTGAGGGGGGCGGGAATAGCGCTGATACATCGAAAGTCCCGTCCGCGTTTCTGGTGACAGCCTCCGGCTCTGCTGCTGGTTGTTTTTCCTCCGGCACCACTTCTTCTTTTTCACCCTGATTTGAGGCGCTGTAATTGTTATGAACCCACTTCGGATCGTTCGGGTCGCTGATGCCTTCGACATATTCGGGTTTTTGGGTGGAATGTTTTTACGTGCTTCGTGCAGTTCTGCCCGTGCNCCAACATCAACCGGGTTTTTGGGTGGAATGTTTTTACGTGCTTCGTGCAGTTCTGCCCGTATTTTCTGGTAGCCTGCTTCTGTCTGGCTTACAGGTGGCTCATTCTCCAGCGGCTGCGGGTCCGGATGATGTTCAGTTGTGTCCTGTTCCATTGTTTCAGGCGTTGCTGGTTCATCTGCCAGTTCGCCTGTCGGTTGCGGTTTTTCTTCATCACACTGAAATCTCCCTGTCTCAATATCCCGCAGACATTTGCCCGCCTGACGAAGCCTTGCTGCATTTTCTTCATGGGTTGTTGGGGTGTTATCAGGCACATATTCGTACCAGTCCGGATCGCGAACACCATGAACGGCAAGAAAGCTTTCGCACCACGTCCGGCGAAGATCAGGATTACCGTTATGTACGGCCTTTGGCGCTTTGCGTACCAAGTCAATAATGGTCTGTCGGTCGTAGCCTTTGATGTCGGGAATAATGCCCACTGTCATCGACATTTGTTTCCAGTCTTCCCGGTCTTCGGCGATGATACGTTTTGCAAAATCCATTGCAGGACGCAGGTTATTCAGATCCAGCTCCTCACAGAAACCACAAGCGAGCTCATAGTTAATCGTTCTGTGTGTCGGTTTTTCGCTACGGCGTGGACGTTCTGGCTTATTTACGTCGTCGACAATTACTTTATGTGGCCCGGTTTTTTTAACAGGTGCAGGTTTATTCTTCAGGCGTTCAGCCCATTCCTTAATCAGCAGGCCGCGGTTAATGTGTTCAGCACTGAACCATTCCTTAAAAAACTTAATAGTGGTGCATAACTCAGGCACTTTTCCATCGACAGGAAATACCTGTTTATACGCATTCACTGCTTTGTGAATATCGTGCTCGATAGCTTTTTTGAACGGCTCTACATTTTCTGCTGCGAGTATCAGGTTCTGGACAGTGGTATCCTGAGTATCCATCTCCAGACACGCGATTTCTTTTTTCTGGTCTGTATCGACGTGATAAAGATATTCTCCATCGCCAATATACTGTGCCAGAACGCGATGGCGGAACGGCAGTGTCGCAACCACGGTCAGTTGAGGGTTTGCTGGCGGGTTATGAGATTCCTGTATCCCGTTTTCTCCGGCAGGAGTGCCAGCACCGTCGGCGCGTTCTGTTTCATCTGATTTAACAGCAGAAGCTGCGCCGGGGATAAGTGTCAGGGTTTTGCCGTCTTCGCCACCGGGTTCGCGGTTTTCACAAAATTTAGTATCAAAGGCCCCCTCGGGCGGAATGTCATTTTCTACCGGAAAATTTTTATTTTAGGGGAGGGGTTTNAGGCTTTTTTCTTTTGAGGCCTCAGACATCGCCCGCGCAAAATCACTTGCAACAGACAAGCTCTTCAATGCACCAATAACCTCCCTGGGGACGTCTTTCACTTTGAGCAACATGGCTGCTGCGGCTATAGTGGAGTCCCATGCTCCTGTTTTTTCATCTGCATATGCAGTTATTGATTTATTTATTGAATAGCCATCTTCGTTTCTGTTTAACTCGTATGAATAGCCAATAACTACCGGCATATTGTTTTGCTCGCATATCTTAAATATACGGCTGGTGAGCTCTTTTAGTTCCTGTAATACTGCTGCATCAGGCGTTGTATTTTTCATTTTTATTTCCTTTTTCAGGTTGAGTGAATCCCTGCCATTGCTGGCATAGTTTTATTGTTTCAGTAAATGATTAATTAAAGTTCATGTGCCATCTGGTCATGGCTGGCACAGCGTTTACTGCAATATTTTTGTTTTTTACGTGAAATAAGCGTTCCGTGCATATATATCAGTTCATATTCGTATGCGGTCTCTTCCGGTATTGCTTTCTGACAATATGCGCAGTTAATTAATGTCGGGTCTCCTTTCTGGGTGAGTAGAGTATAAATTTTACGAATCAATCCCGGTTTTCTGTTTATTGCAGTCTGCTGTTTAGCCGGACTGCGCATCCAGTCGGAACGAGGTGTAATGATAGGTATCATCGTTTTATCCTCTTTGCCTGTTTATAAGCGAATTTTGTTGGTGCGGTGCCTGGTGCCTCCAGGTGACGATAACCAGTTAACCATTACCGCCGACTACTATTTCCACCCACAACATGAAGGACAGTTATGTCTTTTTAACTGTGCCGCGTGCGCTTAGCCGCATTCACCACACCACAAAATTCGCTTTAAAAAGGGCGGAAACCAGAAAGGAATGAACTGGTACCGCCAAAGACTACACACAGCAATGTCACGGGTTCCACTCGCAACCGGAAGCGCACTGTCGCAGTGGATTAAACAACAGACCTGACAAGGTACGGTTCTGCGTAGTGCGCTTTCGTGTTGCGCCGGATGCTTTTCTGAATCCGGTTTCCTGTCTGGCTCTTACTCGCAATGGTTTCTTGTTAACCAGCGTCGTGCGCCAGCTTCAGTTTTGAAAGTTTTGCTTCTGGTAAACGTCATGGCGGTAAACGTACCGTCATTGTTGGGAAATACGCCATAAACCACAGATTCATTGTTGCCTAAGTCGATTGCTTTCATTTTCCCCTCATCCGCTTAACGCCCGGCGGCGGAACGTTTTATCTACTGCGCTTGTTACTTAACAACAACTGCCGTCNGGGATTACTAAGAGGGGAGGTTAGCTCAAGAGGATGGAGTATCTTTTTTATGCTGTCTGCTTCTAAGGTATTGTTCTACATACTCATCAATTTCTTTTAATCTGATTTCAAACAGATCAAGCATACGTGTTTGCTCTGATGCTGGCAGTTGATTAAACAATTCGAGTAGCTTTTGTTGGTTATCACTCAGCCATGAGTTGGCATTTTCCTGCTTACCGAACATTAGTTCTGCGGGGGAAATGCCAAGCACTTGACCAAGCGTAATGGCATCCTCAGCTCCAATACTCCGCGTTCCAGCCTCGTAATTTGCAATGCGTGACGACCCCGACCAGCCACATAGCTTAGCCAGTCGTCCCATGCTTAATCCTCTGTTTTGGCGGATAGTTTTAAGACGTTCGCCAATTTGTTCTGCAATCGTTTTCATGTTTGGAATTTTATCACGCTACGTGAAACTGATGATACTCACGTATGTGTAGTTGACTATGCTCACGAATTGTGAATAATAAAATTCGGAGGTTTTAAATGAACAAAATTTCAACATACAGAAAGCAACTGGGGCTATCTCAAAGGCAGCTTGCGACTCATTTGGGATGGATACAGAGCCGTCTGGCGAACTACGAAGCAAATTTTCGCACACCCGGACTGGAGGAGTGCCGAAAAATTGTTGCCACACTTAACCATCTGGGATCTCGCTGTGTTCTTGATGATGTTTTCCCGCCTCATGTGAACGATAGCAGAACCATATTAGCGAAGGTGAACAACCATGATCACCCCTGAAACAGCTAGTCAGGCGTTATCGTCATGGCTGGCATATCTACAGATAACCCAGGAAACCGCCACGCAGCTGATCACCCGTGCATTCCTGGAGCAGCCGGCGCGACCGGAAATAGCGGTTCACCGTATCGAGCGTGACGACGGAACGGTGGATTACGACGCATGGCGCCGTAACCGGATAAACATTTTTCAGCGCTGGCGGAAACGGGAAACGGCGGAACACTGCGAGAAATTCTCTGCGCTGATCCCCGCTATTCTGGAGGCGATCCGCAAAAGTGCGCCGGAACTGCATAAACGAATAACGGCAGGGCAGAGCATTGAATACCTGCTTTCACAGCTTTTAAAAAAAACGCAGTGGCAAGCGCGGTACTTCTTGGCGCGCCGCTGGCGGATTTTGAGCGAAAGTGTGACGAGGCCATATATGCGTTACAGGCGTTACGTAGCGGTTATCGCCAGCAGTACCAGAGACATGACCAGTGAGTAATTTTTTATGTTTTATCGCCCGGAAAAGAGCGTAGAGAGGCTTTATGGCCGCACTTCCATACATGCAGCTTTACATCGCTGATTATCTGGCGGACACCATGCACCTTTCTGCCGAGGAACATGGAGCCTATTTGCTGTTGATGTTCAATTACTGGCAGACCGGAAGAGCTATCCCGAAAAGCAGGCTGGCAAAAATTGCTCGGATTAGCAATGAACGCTGGGGGGCTGTGGAAGAGTCCCTGAGAGAGTTTTTCATTGATAACGGTACTGAATGGGTTCATGAGCGTATCGAAAATGATCTCGCTGCGGTCAGGGATGTTCTGGCGAAAAAGTCGGCAGCAGGAAAAGCATCTGTTCAGTCCAGAAGGAACAGGAAGAAAACGCAGGCTGCCAGTGGAAGTAACACATGTTCAACAGGTGTTGGTTCGGTGTTTAAACAGGAAGCCAACAAAAAGGGAACTAATAAAGATATAGATCTAAAAGAATTAAACCCCACACATAACGCGTGCGCGCGCGCGAGTGCTCCGGTTAGTCAGCCTGGAATTATGGAACAGCCTGTCGTGACTGAACCGGAATACCGGGAAGGCCTGAACGAGCCGATCGGGAAATTCTCAATGATGGATGACTGGCATCCCTCGCTGGATTTCCGACAACGGGCCGCCCAGTGGGGCGTTGCGTTACCAGAGCCGGAGTATTTACCTACGGAGCTTGTCGCGTTCAGGGATTACTGGACGTCGGAGGGAAAGGTGTTCACACAAATCCAGTGGGAACAAAAATTCGCCCGTCACGTAAACCACGTCAGGGCAAAGGCGAAACCAGCCAGCAGGGGAGAAAGCCATGCAGAAATCCAGCCAGACAGCACCGCATCGCGGGCAGTACAGCAAATCAGGGCAGCCCGCGTGCAGTGGGAACGCGAAAACGGGATCGTCAGCGACGGAGACGGCCTGGCGACTCTGGGAAGTCATGGGGGAAATTTATTCGAACCGATGGACGCAGAAGAACGGCGCGGCACCTTCGAAGCTGTGGGTGGCCCAGATTGGGGCGATGACTGAGCGCCAAATCCGGCTGATTTGTCAGCAGTGTATGGAGCGATGCCGGGCGGCTGAGACATGGCCGCCGGACCTGGCTGAGTTTATTTCGCTGGTTTCTGAAAGCGGAGCTAATGCGTTTGGTCTCACAGCCGATGCGGTGCTGGCGGAATATCGTCACTGGCGTAACGAGTCCTGGCGCTACTCCGGCAGTGATAAATATCCGTGGCCTCAGCCGGTTCTGTATCACATCTGCACCGAGATGCGCAGAACGGGCGTTGAGCACCAGATGACGGAAGGCGAACTGAAACGACTTGCAGAACGGTTACTGGCGAAGTGGACAAAACACGTCGGTAATGGTTTCAGCATACCGCCGGTACGCCGTCAACTGGCAGCGCCGCGTCATCCGGCAGGGCCAACCCCGGCACAACTGATGATGGAAGAATTCAGACGGCGTAAGGCGGCGGGAAGGCTTTAACAGGGGGGGGCTTATGAGCAGAAATTACACACCGGCGCAGAAAGCTGAAATACAGAAGCGCCTGACGGAACTGGTACGAACCCACGGTCGGATGACGTTTGGAGAACTGCGGAAGATAACGGGGTTAACCATTTTTACAGCCCGCCACTACCTGGAAAAGGCGGAAAGTTGTGGGGATCTGTATCAGGCCGGGAGAAGCGGTATTTTCCCTTCGGAACGGGCTTTCCGGCTTTGGAAGCAGAAACGTGAAGATGCCAGGATTACCCGCTTTCTGAAAACGCCGGAAGGTGTGGTGAGTTCCTACGACCGGACCAGAAACGTTATCTGTACGGAGTGCCGGAACAGCGTGACGATGCAAAGGGTACTGGCATTTTATCGGGGACATTACCGGGAGGCGAAATCTGCATGAAAATCGAATACCAGGAAGGAGGAGCTGAGTCCCGTCTGGTTATCACCAGCGGTTTCCTTTGGTGGAGAAAACATATCCATCTGGTTGATGAAATTTTGTTGCGTAGCAATGAACGCTGGGGGGCTGTGGAAGAGTCCCTGAGAGAGTTTNCAAAAATTGCTCGGATTAGCAATGAACGCTGGGGGGCTGTGGAAGAGTCCCTGAGAGAGTTTTTCATTGATAACGGTACTGAATGGGTTCATGAGCGTATCGAAAATGATCTCGCTGCGGTCAGGGATGTTCTGGCGAAAAAGTCGGCAGCTCCTTCTCAAGACAAGACCCCCACCCCCNTGAGGAGTAAGAGACCCGGCGGGGGAGAAATCCCTCGCCACCTCTGA